AGAAAAATGAGTAACGCAGGGACGAATGAGTGGGACTCTGCAACAGGTTAAGATACTACAGGTCTAGGACTCAACATCTTCGCTATCATCCTTCCTATAGTCTCTACGTTATCTGAGTAGGTCTCTTCAGGTGTTGCGAGAACACCAGCCCTGCCATCGTGCACGATATGAGCCAGCCCCTTGGTTAGGGTTATCATAGAGCAGGTCTCATCATTCTCCCAGTGGCCCAAAATCACGGTATTTTCCTCTTCTTTTAGTCTTTTCCATCCCATTATGGTCGCATTACCCTCGTTATCAACCTACTTAAACATTATCCTTCTAGAGGTTGATTTGGGCTTCCAAAGCATCAATTTGGGGCTTGAAAGCGTCTAATCTGGCCTTTAGAGCCATATCGTTTCGGTTCTTGGCTATTGAGAGGCCCATAGTAAGCATCGTCCTTACGAACACAATCTTGTCCTCCGCCTCTCTCATCTTCCCCTCGTCTATGCTACTCTTAATGGTGGCAATCGTATCCTGAATCACGGCAAACGGGTCTATGGCTTGCGGTGGTTGCGTTGTAGGTTCGTCTCCTGAAGCCTCTGGGTTGACTCCTCCATCCTCTAGGAGTTCGGCCTTATAACGGGGATTGTCACTGCTCATGGAGATAACCACCTCTTGATTCTCGCCAATGCTTCTCACACTTACGGTCTGTTTCTCCATTGGCAGTGCAGACTATCGTAGCAGGCTTATTGCAACCTCTAACATCACAGAAGCCGAGAGGTGCATTGAGGCTTACTTCGCTCAAGCGAGGAACACCAAGACAAGACCAAGGGCCATCCTCAGTCCTCTACCCACTTGCCAATACATATTGTCTTTCACTCCGCCACCCCAGATATACCAGTAGACTAGGTTGGCCGCACCCTCTATTGCGAAGAAGGCTCCCACGAGTTGTATCCACAGCATATCAACCCCTACAGCAGAAGACTTAATAAGTGTTTCCACCATAGGGGTGGTATGGCACTGGCAAACCAAAAGGAGTTGGCAAAGGCTGAAGGAAAGGTCACGACTGTCTATGAAGCAGGTATAACTGTGGTAAACTTCAACGCCAACATCACCGTCCAACTTCCGCCAGAAGCCCGACAGAGGATTATAGATGCTCTCAACGAAGCGTTCCGCAGGGTTGTATCTGAACTAGGTCTCACACCAGTAACTCCATAATAGACTGGTTTAAGTAGAGGGCCAACCTATGATAGTCTGTGCATTGGTATTCCGTGACCCTGCTTCTTTTCGCTGTGGGTCTGCTTTGGAAGGCCCAAGTGCCAGTGCCTTGGCCCGATGCGTGGTGTCCCTTCCCCATTCCTTGGCTCATAGTATGGGCTGTGGGTTGGGGTCTCATTATACACTACGTTCAAGTTAATGACAGAAAAAGGGAAAGGAGTCTTTCGGACTCCTAACTATTACTACCCACTTATGTTGAAGGTGAAGATGGCCGCATCTGTTCCCGACCCAACGCTATCCACATGGATTGTCCATGCTAGTTGAGTAGGCTGCCCACCACTAAGGGTTGAAGGTATTGTGATTGGATAGGACAGATTGACAGGGGGTTGAGCACCGCATCCATTTGGATTTGGATTGCAAGGTTGGAAGTTTTGGAGTGTGAATTGACCATCACTTTGGACGGTTAGTGAACCTTGGAAGGTGATGCTATTCAGAGTTCCACTTAGAGTGCCCGAATTTCCGAATGCTATCATCAATTGGAATTGGTCTCCTACATAGACGGTTGTAAGGACTGGCCCATTATATTGCGAAGGCTGTGTTGCACAGGTTACAGATGTTTGGTCGGGTGAAACGGTGCAAGGTTCACTGTAGCCTTCTCCTCCACTTCCCCAATTAAGTTGTGCATTCATGATGAATACATTGGCAGGAGTTGGTGGGTATGTTGTGATGGTGAGAGTCCCTGTAGTGGCTGTAAGTAATGAAGCCGCATAGACGGCTAACACTCCCATTACTAGGAGTGCCGCTAACGTGAGTAGTGCCGAATGTTTTCGCAGACTTGTCTGCATCGGCAATCCCTATGGCGACAGGGTATAAAAAGATTCTTACCAACCAAACCTTTTCTTATGTCGTCTATGTATGTCTTCTTTACACTTTTCCCCATGACATCTTTCACAAAGAAGTTGCATATTTTTCAAAGAAGTCTCTGAACCGCCCTCGCATACAGGTTTAATGTGGTCAAAATCAAATGGGCCTTTTTTGGTGTGACATCTAGCACACTCATTACCCAACTGTAAAGCGGCTAGTCTTCGTATGGTAACGTAAGTATTAGCCATGTCCAGACCTCACATTTCAGCCTATAAAAAGATTCGGGCCAGAGAGGGCCGGAAAGCCCTTTGTCATTCGGTCATTAGTTGGCATCGAACCAACGACTGGCAAGTATGTAATGAAGACTGAAGTATTTAAACCTTGTCGGCAAACGCAAGTTTCTCATGTGGCCCTACGAGGGTTCAAGTCGGCCACATGACTACGGCCTGCATTAGCCAACTGGACACCCCTCAAACATTGGCATTTGCAAGCACCTTGCGTTTGGCCCATCTACCCTATGGTTGGTAGGGTTATTAAGGATTGTGGGTGGGGCTTGCACCCACATCTCGGTGCTCTTGCGTTGTCCTTGGTTCACCTGCCCCATTCGGCTCCCCAAGTAAGACAGAGGCTCGACCTTCCACCTTCCGATGGAAAGCACCCGAACTAGGGGCCTATCCCAAGCCCTTTGGGGCCAGTAACAAGCCTTGTGGGGTTCGCTAACTACCCCCTGTCGCTCACCAACCCTTAGTGGGCAGGGTTATTAAGTGTTACCAACAACTGAAGTCGGTGATGTTGAACTCCTTCTTACAGACGTTACAGATACAGACGTAGACGGTTCCTATTGAACTGGGGGTGATTCTGTAGGTGCTATCACTTGCATCCACCCCACCCGGAACTCGGCCCATAACATTCAGTTGTTTCTTTGCCATGTAATCGCTCCAGTGATTTTGAACGTGCTCTAGAAACCTGTCCAACTCCTCTTTCTCTTTAGCGTTCAACTCCTGCCTCAGATACTCTTCTACGTTCATTGTCTTGCCTTCCTTATGAGAGCCTTGCTCCGAGCCTCGCCACAGGGTTCCATTTTACTCTTGGTGTTTTTGAGCCGCCAGTGAAGCCTCTTGTTGAACATCTCTAACATCACTATCAACTCGTTCACGGCTTGAATGTCACGTTGGATGTCGTCCTTAGTGAAGTTGACGATGTAGGGGCTGTCGTCTAAAATCTTGTAGTGCTCGGTAGCACCGTTGCTAACAGTGACCCCAAAGTAGATGTCATCGAAGAAGAACTCGAAACAAGTGTCTCGTATCCAGACCTGCTTGACTGTGTGAATCATTTCTTTCCACTCTTCCATTTGCGATACTCGTTGAGGCTCATCTTCAGCCGATTGGCCTCGGCCTGCTCTTCTCTGTCTTGTCTGGCGAACTCAGCGAAGTCCTCATCTTGGTTACACATACACAGGGGTAGGAAGGTAGGGTTTATAAGGATTCTGACCCACCGTGGCTCGGAGCCTCTGAAGGGTGCACCCTTCGCTCATCCGGCCCCGGTCTCGTTTGAACAAGACTTTATGGTGGGCCTACCAGAGCCAGTGGGTTGACAGAGGGTAGGCTACCAGACTATATAAAGGTTTTCAACCGGATTCCTATTGTGTGGGCAAGCGTTTGGGTAGGCCCCAACAAATGAACAGTCCTTTATATATGTCTGGTAATCAGGGTGAACACCTACTTATAAGTAGTCTGCTAATAGGGAGGTAGGTAGGTAGGCATACTGGATAAAGGTATGTATAGAAGCCCATGCGAACTGTGCTTTGCTATCTAAGGGGCCTCCCCACCCCTATATAAGGGTTCCTAGATTAACAATCCTTACTGTGGCTACTGCAAAAGTTCCAATGGAAACACTGCATACTTGCACTGCGGCCATGTAAGACTTGTAAGTCGCCTTGCAATAGTTCCACTGGAAACACTGCATATTTGCAAAGCCGCACCACAGTTCTTGCAACTTGCCCTACTATATAAAGGTTGTCATCCCTCGTCTGCCCCCTCTCTTATATAAAGTATCCTACCGAAATCCATAAGGGTGGCAGGCGTTTTCATGGCGACTGGCACGAACCTTTATATAGCCTACGATTGGGGGGCAAGCGGGGGCGGCAAGTGACAAAATGTTTATATAGCCTATAATTCGGGGGTAGGCGGGGGAACGAACAACTATATAAAGGTATCAATGGAAACACTGGTCTCACTTATAAGGGTTAGGGGATATAGGGTATACCCTCGCAACTGGCGGTGGCTTTATATAGGCGACCTGCACTTCCGATGGAAACTTATGGAAACGCACAAACAATAGGGCGCAAGATAGGCATCACTTCATTGCTATTGCCCTCTATTGTAAGTGGGTTTGCAGATAGGATAGATGATAGATAGATACACCCTATTCAGATGATGTCACCCTACCCTAGTATGCAATACCCTACTCCACAACATAATGCAGACAGATGAAGGATGCAAGACTTATGAGATTCTTGGTGCGAGCCATGCAAGAATTACATGGTTGGCTCAAGCCTAGTCAAGCCCTAGTCAGGCCCTAGTCAAGCCCTACGACTGGTCGCATTTCCATACCACTTCCAACGGAAGCACTGGTTGTGAGCCGACCTTTATATAAGTCATGTTGCCGGAGGGATGGGTGCTTGAGGGAGGGGTATACGGTATATGGCAAGAAACTACATATCTAGTCCACGCCTATTATATTATTGAGGGACTGAGGACACCCAAATGGGTGGTGTGGGTTGACCCGTAATAACGGCAACGGCCCCACTTCAGAACCTTCCGAGTTTGGGAGACGCAGACAGTGCGATAGGGTCGGGTCATTCCCGACTTAAACACTCGGTTAAAAAAATCTCCCATTTTTGGCTTGAGGAATATGAACACAAATAACCCAAAGGGCGAGAGAGAACGACAGCCTTCCACCACGGCATTTTCTAGTAGTGGGAAGGGCAATGAAAGGTCGCACATACTCGTGGCCGTTCAAGAGTTGGGCATTCAGTTCGGTGGCCGACCTAACACCGTGAGGCGTGAGGTTCTCGTGGACATAGGCAATGCCAAGAACCAAGAGGACGCAGAGGTTAAGGCGAAGGCGAGAGCCGCTAAGAAGTGGCATACAAACGTGGTCTGTCTTCAAGTCTCAGCCGTCAGAATAGCCGAGCCAGTCAAACAAGTGTGGCGGGATTCAGCCGTGGACTCGCATTATTCATACCCTGAGACGAAGACACCCAAGCCCGAACCCGTCCAGCAATTCGTTCAAGCAGGGCCTAACTTCTTCATAAAGGTGAGGACTGAGTAAATTGGAAATTCGCATACCTGCCGCAGACTGGATAAAGTTCGGAGAGTTGGCAGAGGACTTACGGGAGTGGAATATCGAGACCCACGTTTCTAAGGGTCATACTATGCGAAACGGATTCCTGAGTATTCGGGTTAACCTGACTCCCCACTATACCCTAGAGCAATGCGACACTTATCGCAAGATGTCAAACGGGAGAAGGATTTTCGTACTGTGTTATCACGGACATAAGGCTTGGTTAGACATCCTCTTTCAGAGAATCCCACTGGCGAAGGTTCGTTCAGTGATGACAGAGCAATTTCCAGACCACTGGATGACTAAGGCAAACTTTCACAGCATGGCATACCAAATACAATTCGTGAATGTTGGGTCGCAAATGGAACCGCAAGAGTTCGCAGAGCAATGCGAATGCAACGAAGGAGAGAGTTCAAATTGAGTCTTCACTTCGATAGACACGGAATGTGGAAGGGCACTAGAAAGTTGGCATCAGTCGGGCCAATTATCCGAGACCCAACTCAGCCGTGGCCAGCAATACCGTGGGAGCGAGAACCAACTCAGCCGCAACCCCAAGCAATCCGCATAACCGTGAGAGACACACCGAACTTTGGCCTAGAGGTCGGGGTCGGGATTAAGGGACTTAAGGGCAATTGGGGTATGACCTTCGCTAAGGGCTATTCAGTGGTGGACGTTAAGAGAATTGCTGAGAATCTAAAGTCCTTTTCCGAAGTGCGACCTAACGAGTTTCCCTATATGGAAAGCCTAATGGAAGCAATCAGTGAATGCTCAGTCCACGAATTGGTTCATCTATTTGGCAAAGTCGGGCATTCAAGATACGATAAGTGGAGCAACACAGATTTTAACAACTTAACCACTGCAATGGGTCTCCCCATAAAGCGAAGGATGTTAGAGGCTGTTAAGAACTATACACCACCCAAGCGGAAGGTTCACACCATCCGAGTCATTGACCTAGAGGGGAGCGAGTGATTTGACCCACTGGATTCACAGTCTCATCAGAGAGACTTTAGGCCAGAGATTGCCCCAAGAAGTGTCTAACGAACTTGAAGACATTCTAAGACACGATATTTTTCATTCAACCCTAGACTGGCAGACTAAGGAGCAATTACAGGAAGGGATACATATAGCCTATGCGACTTGGCTTCACTTTTGCGGGGGAGTTCTTTAGACTTGGCCGATAAAATCTTAGAGTTCCACTTTAAGGTCGAGAGACTAGATAAAGCCGTGGCTTATCTTCCAGAGGGAAGAGTTCAGGTCTTTTCAGTCCTACAAACCTTAGACATCTTGACGGATAAGATACTCGTCTCACCCACCGAAGTTAGACAACTCTTAAAGAGGGTCGGGGTTTCGATTTGAGCAAACGATTAGAGACAGTCAACGAGAAGGGCCAGTTAGATACACCCTATTGGCAGTGCGTCTTTTGTCGGGCCATCTACCCTATGAAAGCGTGGGCTGACAAGTGCGAGAGAGACGACACACTAGGAAGAGGTTTTTAACATAACACCCACAAAAATGAATCGTAGACATTATAAGCAAGTATGTCCTAACACGGACTCAATGAACACAAACACCTTAAGCCAAGCGGGAGACCGAAATAGATGACGTTATCAGACGACCTTCCAGTTAACTATATCCTCACTGAGATAAACGAGACTAAGAAGAGCCTCACTTACAAACAGGTTAAGCCCGAAGAGATTCAGGACTTCACAAACGCAAGAAAAGCCCTTCAATCGTATGAAGACTTGGCGATTTTAGTATGACAAACCTTCCTCTAACGTTGGATTGCTTCATGACCAACGAAACAACAACCGACACTTTACCAAGTAAAAAGTCAGGATGGATTATAGACGAAAAGCAAAAGACTAGAGAAGACTTCACCGAGTATCTAACAAACCGTTTAATGGTCTGCCTAGAGATGGAACTGAATTACAAGACCGGAATACATGACAGCACTATAGAATCAGTCTCTAAAGATGAGTTCGGGGTTGATGCCACCGAATACGGATTGCCCGAATGTCCAGTATGCGGAGAGAACGATTGCATTAGACACGACCCACCGAAGACCATCCGAGTGATAAGGCATGACTCCACGGTGAGAGGAAAGGAAATAATCGTGTGGGGAAGCCCAATATCAACGGAAGAGTTTGCAAAAAGACTCCCACTAGAAAATATCAAAAAATACTTCGTGCCAAGACCCCAAGACTCACTACACACACACACACTGATTCCAAACCAGAATAAGGCAATTCCGATTCAAATTGCACAGAACACTTGGCAACTCTTTAGAGCCTATTATCCTGCTTGGGTGCATATTTTCGGCAACTACAGAAAGCACTTTCTGAGAAGCAACTGGGCGCAGTGGAAGAATTACCAAGTGAACGCACTAGACACGGCTTGGTGGCCTTATGCGTGTCACAAATTTCAGGGTGGGCTTCACTTCGCAAATTGCAATAAGGACTACGATGGAAATCTCTCTTCATTCGATGCGGAAATTCGCACACAGGACGCAAGCACAAACCTAGAGCAAATCGTTTCAGCGAGAGCATTGAGCAAAGCGATTTTCCTTAAGGCCGCACAACTGAGCAATGAGGGAGTTATCGAGATGCCCGAAGAAAGGAAGGAAATCATTCTCCCAATAATTGAGGCATTGAATAGCGGATGTGCGAAAATTTGGAGAGAGGGCAAGAGGACTTACGATATGGAATTAGAATCGAAGCATGGCCGATTCATGAAGGAACTGGCCGCAGAGTTCTTTAGCCAAGTCCGACCCTTACTCTCAGAGTTTGAGGCCAGATGCGTGGGTAATTGCATTGCTAATCCTATTAGACTCAGGAGGACAAAATTCGCATGACTACCGCAAAATCAAACCGACACATTAAAATACCCTGCGGTGAAGGTAGAGGCATGAGCAAATCGCAACCGATTCCACTAAAGGTAAAGAACGAAGGTAGAGTGTTCGCTATAACCCTAGCCGTTTCTAAGAATCGGCTTATTGAATTGCTTCACGGTGAGGGCATGGCAATGGGCGTTATTTCGGTGAGACGGGTCACGGAAGACGAAAAGGACGCACTTGAAGCGGCAAAAGAGGACAATGACTATGCCAACACTAAAAGCGATTATGGATTCATGGAGTAAATAGAAATTGCTCCCCACCGAGACGATTGAGTTCACAGAAGACCCGATAACGGCAGACGACTTAAGCACTCACGAAGGAAGTGCGAGTCATTCCTCTTGTCCCTATTGCGGGGCGAAGGTTTCAAGTCACATGATACCCGAAGAGCCGGACACCGTGGAGCATGAGCATAGAATCATCGAAAACATACAGATTTGCCGAAGACTCTATGAATGTAATGCTCTAGGACTGACTAACCAATTCTACACTTATCAGGACTTGAACACTCTAACCAATTGGACTATTGCAAAGGTCGCACAGGGGAAGACCGAGAAAGCAGACGACACCGAGAGGCTTCAATTCGGAAAGAAGAAACTGGCCGAAGCCATCAAACCCATTTGGCGTTTCAAGACGAAGTTAGCCACGAAAGACGACTTCACCGATTATCTGGCCAAGAATCTAGTCTTAGGGCTAGAATTAGAGTTCGACTATAAGGATGCACTCGACCCAATTTCAGATTCCGCAGTAAAGCGAGCCTTCGGGGTTAGCACTACAGACTACCATCACCACCCTGAATGTCCGATATGCGGAAACGAAATGTGCTGGAACCATCTTCCCGACAACCTGATAAGAGGCATCGAAAGAGATGCTTCAATTCGTGGGTGGGAGTTCTTAATCTACGGGAGCCATATCTCTAGCGAAGACTTTGCCAAACGTCTACCACTGGCCAAGTTTAGAGACCACTTCATAGTCAACGAGAGAGACGGACTCCACGTTCACGCCATGCTGAAACACGACATCGCCAGACTACCTAACGTTATCGTGAAGAATTTGTGGCAACTCTTCCGCTATTACTATCCGGCTTGGGTCAATCTCTTCGGCAACTATTCACAGAGTCAGGGATTCTTGAGACATTCGGGCTATAACGGCCATGACTATGTGACTTTCACATCATTCAGTAAATCGCCTTTCCTAACTCGGTGGGCACAGGACGTTAAGATGCAAAGATGTGCCCTTTACCTTAAGGAGACACCTATCGAGAACGAAGATATGGATTCATTTGACGTTGAGATTCGGACAAGTGATGGGAGCATGGATTTGGAACAACTCGTGGCCGTCAGGTCAATCACTAAAGCGTTGATATTGAGAGCCGCACAACTTAGCAACTTCGGACTCATCAGTGTAGAAAGCAACACCGAAACTTGGGAGAGGGTGAAGGATGTGGTTAGCAAAATCAATCTGAGGTCTGGATTCAAGAAAGACGACATTGAGTTCATGCAAAAGCATACAGTGAGTTTGGTTAGAGAATTGGCCCCGTTCCTTAGTGAGTTTGAGCGAACCTGCATTAAGCATCTACTTGAAAAACCAGTGAGAGAGCGAGAGAATCACCCGACATCACACGACTTAGGCTTAGACCTGAGCGAGAACGCCAAGCACCTTAAGAAACTAATTGCTGTCGGTGGCATTGAGACGGACACCGAAGAGGCGTGGTTCGGGAAGGTCGCACACATAATGGGTCTGCCAACTGACGAAGTTAAGACCGCACTTCGCCAACTAAAGGCGTATTTTGACAACGAAACACACCAAATGGTAGTGATTGGCTAAATGTGTAGACTAGCACTGATAATCTCGAAAATTCCAGTCAATCGGTTCGAGACCGCATTCAAGTCGGCTTGGGCTGATGGCAATGACGATGGCGTGGGAATTTACTGGCGAGACATGGAAGGAACACGACACTTGGCTAGATTCCCGAAGTCGGCAGACTTGGCGAAGGTCGGGACAACTTATGACCGAATGCTGATTCACTTCCGCAAATCCACGAAGGGCGAAGGGACTCATCCCTTCACTTGTAAAGACAGACCCAAACTTGACAGTAGAAATTGGCTTCTCGTTCATAATGGATGTGTGGCAGACGGTGAGGCTAGGAAGGAATTAGAGAAGACCCACACATTTTCGACAGAGATAGACAGCGAGATTTTCATTCACATTTGGGGAGAGATTAAGGAAAAAGACTTAGCGAAGAGAGCCAAGAAATTCAGTGAGGCCAGAGAAAAGTTGGGGATAACAGGGTGGGCGAACCTGATTTTCTACAACGTGATTTCGGATGAATGGGTCGCATTTAGCGATGGCTCGATAGGTTTTGTTTACAACAAAGATACGCTAATAATTTGCTCGGATGACACATGGTTCGACACGATAGAGGCCACCAAACGGAAGATTCACAACTTGGTCTTAGCCACTGGCGATATTGCTTACGGAAAGGGATTGAAGTATAAGGTAAAGGAGGGCGTTTGGAAGATTCGCTCTGCTATACCGACAACTTCGGCCAGTCTTACAAACGTAGACGGAAGGGCACTTTACCGTGGGTGCGGCATGGACGCAGATGTGTGGGAGCCAGCGTATGATAAGCCAACACAGAGAAAAGAAGCCGGATGGGATGCCACTGAAAGGTCATTCGTAGATACGAAGGGAAACGCATTAAATTGGGATGCTAGTAAACGGGCCTTCGTGGATGCAAAGGGGTATCCCGTAGACAGCAACTACACCCAATATGGCAACCCTAACGGACACTATTTCACACCTTCAGAGTTCACAGACCAGAATAACGATGAGTATTGCGACATTTGTTTCATGACTAGAGAGTATCACACTCTTAAACCCGCACTTGATAATGACGGGGATGACGGAGACGAAGATGCACGAGAGAGAGAGACAGCCGAGATTGACAGTATCGCAAACAGCCGCATTGACGAAAGCGTTTGGAATAGGCCACACCCGTTCACTCGCAACTTCAATAAGGGAACCATCACTTGTATGTGTGGTTCAACGGTAAGTTATGGGACATTGCACTTGGCTCACGAGTTCAAGCCTATCATAGCCAAGAACGGTAAACCAACTTCATATTGTTTCGTTTGTGGCAACATGAAGACTATGGGAAACCATAAGGAAGAAAACTCTGAAACTCACTTCTTTACCCCTCTGAGATTTGAAGTTAACCAAAGCAACGGCTCGACAACTTATATAGATTCACCCATTTGTGGACGGTGCGGATTCAGAAACGAAGTCCATCCTATGTCTTATAACGTTCAAATCAAACAATCTACACAGAGTAGCGAGACAATGAGAGTTGAACGCATGAGGCCGATGGGTTGCGGTTGCAAACCTGACGAGAGACCACAACCTATTATTTGCACTTATCACTGGGGTCAGGGATTTAGAGATGCAGACAATCAGGGCTATCTCGTCAAAAAGATAGCATTCGATAGTGGGGCAGAGTAAATTGGTAGACATCTATATTCGTAAGTCGGGACAGGATGAGAGCCAAATTCCAAAGGGCATCAAGATAAAGGATGATGATAAAAAGATTCGGATTGCGGGAGCCGTTATCAGAGTCACAGTCATGCCACGGAGATATGGGAATGACTACAAGATTTCGGTTTGGCTTCCAAACGGAAAGCAACTAGAGGCCAGCGATGAGCATGGGTATATCAACTTCGTGGACTTCGCTAAGGGACTCGTTGAGGCCGCAACTGGAACCAAGCCAAAGGACGGGACAGAGAAGAAGGTTGTGGACATCAACGGATTCCCCGCTAAAATCAGTGAGCGAGAGGATGACAAAACCATGACCATTGAAGCAACCATTGACCCATTAGACGAGAACTACTCGATGCCTAAGAAGGAAGAGGTCAAACCCATTATGCCCCAAGTCCAGAATCAGCCAAGTCTACCTGAGAGAATCAGGGCAGATATGTCAGACGCAAACAAACAGAAGGAGGGCGAAACCATTGAAGAATGGGTGGCTCGATTGCAAGATGACGACTTTAGGGGGTATGCCTAGATGCCATCAGGAATCACGAGACGAAGTATAGATAACTACCAAAGACTGGTAGCGGGATATAGGCGAAGTGTGGGCAAGTTCATAGCCAATTACAAGAGTCTCGCACCCAAGATAGACATACTGTGCAGACTGATGGAAGCACAAAAACTTTTCACGATGACTAAGAAGTGGGGCAACCCCATACAAAGGGATGAGGTTATGAGGCTATTTAAGATTCGTTCACTAGGCATTTTCCTTCAATGTAGATGTGACGATTCGGAATGCAGTTGGGCAAACTACGATGAGGGGGAAGATGTGACCTATTGCGAGTGCATCGCTAACAATGAGATGGGTTGCCGTGGACTTTTTGTGGTGGCATTTGACCATGAGGGCAACGTATTAGGATACGAAGTAGAATGATACTCAAACTCGGCTTCGGAGAGACCTGTGCTGTGAAAGAGTTAGAGTTGGCCCACGAAGAATTAGTAAACCACACTTCGCCAAATGAGCGAGACATTCAGACTTACGCATTGACTGAGACAGTCCGACTTCTCAACTTTAGAGTGCGGTGTATGTGTCATGATGTAAGATGTAATTGGTGGGACAGAGGGGCTTGTAGATGCAACGGGGCTTTGAATTGTCTACATATAGGCTTCGAGATAAGGAATACTGATGAAATAAATCTAATCACAGACGGGGAAACGGAAACGGCCAAGAGACAGATTCCTCAAGACCATTTGGAACGACAACCCAACGAAGCCTTCATTGTTTGGAAGGTCAGGGTGGCTTACGAAGTCTACCAAAGGGCCAGTGAGATTCATAATATGCCAGAGGATGGCATAGTTCAGTATCGGTATGAGAATTGGAGAGAGGAACCCATTGACGAAAGACGCAACAACTTCGAGAGAACGGTGAACGATGTGAGAGGGATAGGGGTTGAGAGACATGGCAACATGAGCCAAGTGGTGGGTTGCTTCTCATGTGGCAGAATCTTCGAGAACGAAACCTATCTCAATGCTCATGTTGATTTGCACAGATACAGGGAAGAGGTTGACCACACCTTTGCACAAATAGTCACACCTATTTCCGTCTCTTCAGTAAGAGCAACTCCACCCGACTACCGACCACCTATCCCCGTTGTCGCACCCACACCCACACCAACAAGACGGCCAAGAGCAATCCATCGTAGTCCCATACGAATTGACCAAATAGACCGAGAATCAGACGAGAGTGATGACCACTTTAGAGAGGCCGTTGCAAACTTCGTTGAAGACATTAGAGGTGGAGATGGAGACCGTGGCGAATTTCCAGAGGCAGTGGGTTGTTCCTTATGCGGTGCTGTCTACACAACTGAGAGCGACTACTTCGCCCATGCAGTTGATGACCACGTTCTCACCCTTTCAGAATCAGAGAGATATGAGGTAAACCCATGACCCCTCTCATTGTCTTCGTAGATTGTGGTCTCTCGCTCTCAGAAACGCCAGACCGCATTATCTCACGGCTTGAAGAGAAGGGACTAAGAGTTGTGAGGAATCCACGAGAGAGACCCACTGAAGACTATGTGGTGATTCGATGGGGGTCGGCCAGATTCCCTGAGTTGGATGCGACAGCGAAAGCCGTCCTCAACTCTGCCGAAGCCATCGAATCCAATCTCCATAAGAACAGGGCACACGCCAAATTTTTAGAGGCCGAAGTCAGTGCCCCGCTATTCTGGCGAACCTTTAGAGAGGCAAGAGAAGAGTGCCGAAGGTTAGGGTGCGACTTCCTGCGGAGACGCACACACCACATTCAGGGTCGGGACATCATTCGCCTAAGTCCTACTGACCACTTGAAACGTAGACAGAGAAGTGGATACTACGTTCAATACATAGAGAAGGATGCAGAGTTCAGACTTCACATCTTCGGAGACAAGTGCATAGGCTTGGCCGAAAAGAAGCCAAAGGAGAATCCTAACAAGACTATTTGGAACTTTGAAAATGGGTGGGATTTAGTCTACTACCCACAAGAGGATAGAGAGAGTGAGGTTCCCCACTACAACAAGATGGTGGCTGAATCGGTAAAGGCATTGAAGAGTCTGGGTCTGGACTTTGGTGCGGTGGACTTGATAATGTGCGGAGACAAACCGTATATCCTAGAGGCTAACACGAGTCCTAAGTTGTATCAGACCAAACGCTACACCAAGCATTTCGAGAGATGGGTGGAGAGCCAAGCATGAGACCTGAAGCAATCCGTCACTTGGAAATCTACCGAAGACCTATCTGGGGTTGCCGTTGCACAGAGGATAGTGTGAAGGGTATGGAGACCGAAGGAACGAAGACCGAGAGTATATGGGAATTTCTACTAGATGAAGTTAAACCAAGTGACCATTTGCCGTGGTGGGAATGGTGCGCTCAAAAAGACTTGATGGAAGAGCAAATGATTCTCAACTACTCGGATGGGTATGGCGCATGAGCAATCGCCAATACGGACATCAAGAGAATTGTTCGGGTTATATTCCCGAAGAACTTTGGAGAGCAATTAACAAAGTTTACGAATACACTGGAAACGAGCCGAGATACAATCTTGTTGCCAGAACTAAAGTGGCTGGCCCACGACCTGATAGATGTCAATTTCCAAATTGCACTAAGCCAGCAACCGATAGGGCACATAAGATTCCATACAAATACTATAGGATTCTTGGTCTATGCCCTCGATGCGTTCTTGATGTTTCGACAAATTTAGTGTGGACTTGTCATGAACATAATTACTTGGTAGAGTTATCAGAGTCAGAATGTCTCAACGAACTTAAGAAGAAAGGCGTTAAGTTAGCACCCTACTTGAATGATACTTTTACAAACTCCCAGAGGGAGATAACATGAGCAATCTACTAATATCTGGAACGGTGTGTCCGAAGTGCGAGTCCCAAGATTGGGGATGGCGAACAGAAGACGAATACGTTCCGCAGGGGAAGAGAAAATGCTACACTTGCGGCCAACTCTTCTGGGTCTCCGATAAGCCTAGTGAGTCTAGTCTTCCAATGGGAAAGATGTTAGCATGACCGACAAACTTGTAGTGGGGCTTGGCATCGTGGTCTTCATATTTGGTATACTCTGGACTGTGATGGCCTTTGGGCCTAATTGCTATGCCCCACCAGACAACTTTCTTTCGGTAGCAACTTGTCAAACTTCTCAAAACATGGGGGGAAATGATGGGATGGTTGTGGCCCTTATGGGAATAGTAGTTGCCATCATTGGAAAGAGGATGCAAACATGAGTCTCATTAAGTTCAACGACCCTGAAAGGAACGAATTGATGCTCACATATTGGGCCAACATTCTAGCATTCATTGACCCCAAACACATAGATGTCATTGTCATTTCTGGCGATTGGCATAAAGTGAGGGGAGACAAATGGGTGAGATTCATGAAGGTCTATTGCCACGAAATTCTCCATGTGTCTCTCTCAGAAATCGGACAGGAAAAGGCATCGCACAAGTTGGACGGCCTTTACGAACTCTTCGTCTCATTCGAGAAGGATAACAGTGCCAAGCACTACAGGTATACAGGTCTGCCCTATTATCTCATCGAGATGTTGCCGCATTTGAAGAGAGGGAAGATACCCAAGTGGATGTTGAAAGCATGATTCAAAGGCCAGTCTGCACAAACACCTTTCATACGAAGATGCGGAATCAGAATTGGTGGTTCCTATCTATGGCCACGCACTATTATGTGTCGAAGTGGGTCGCATGACACCCCGTTTTTGGATTCAATGTTGGAAATGTGGGCGAGATGCACAAGCCTACTTCGATACGGGCCAAGCATGGTGTGATTCCTGTATGGAGGAAGTAGCAAATTGCACCTGCCAATCTTTGACATTTCGCCAAAAAGACCTAAGTAGTCTAGTCACCATAGGGGAGTATAGGATATGACAACGAATAAGAACACCATAAGAAGGACGAAGATAGGAGAAGTATGCGTAGATACAGGGTCACTTGTCATCTGTGACCCATGCAATCTCGCTGAAATGACCGCTAAACTTGATGTGGAAACGTGCATTAAGATGATAGGCAATAAGGGGAAGGACTTTGGCGTAGTTCAAGACCGGACAGGTAAAGTGACTACATGGGGAAAGAACGCACCAATGGGAATCATCTCAAGGGCTGGATTGGGCGATGGCTTCTATCCAGTCTATGCAATCACAGACGAGTTGGGTGGTTGGGGTAGACGGGTAATGGCTCTCGAAATTGACCTCTCTCCGACCAAGCCGCAGATTGCCTATCTCAAGAGTTTGAGACACAAAACTATGCAAAACGACAAAAAAGCCTATAAAGGTCGCAGACAGAGGGTATAGTATATGACCAAAGAAGAACAAAAACTGTTGGTGGGACGGGAGATAGACGGCCTAGCCCAACTTGTAAAGGACATTGTGGACGGGCCAAGTGAGGGGAGCGAGAAGTAGTGGCCCACATCTTTACACGAGACGAACTAATAGCCCTATTAGCGAAATGCCCAGAGGGTGGTGGTGTTTGTGCCTCTTGCGGAGACACTTTCACGAAAGAACAGTTAAAGAAGGGTGAGGAGCCAGAGTTCACTTCTTGTGAGTGTGATAACGATGACTAAGTTCCCCATGACAATCGTGGACTCGGCAACGAGAATCCATGTAGTAAGGCGAAGTCCGACAGGGTATTACACTTGCGATGTTTGCCTCAACTCTTTCACACGAGAAGAGTTGGAGAAGACCCATGAAGTTGTCAACCCAAATGCTTATAAGGGATGGAATGTGGGGAGATAGTATGACCTACATCGCTACCTATAGAGATGGTAAAGTGATTCTCAAAGGAGAGGTAGATGGTTGGTATCTTGCGTGGGCTTACAAACAAGCAAAGAAGGAAGCCAAAAATAACGGATGGATACTGCTAAGTGTCGAGCCAAAGGACTATCCACCTATCCCTCAGATAGTTCATTCTGAGAAACCGAGAGGAGAACGGTGGGAACGGCCCATCTTAAGAGCGAAGATAGCATGACGGGTCTCTACAGAGTGACTTACTTCATTGGAACCCCCGACTCTCAGATTAAGATAAGTGAGATGCTCGATGCCAACAGTGCAGAAGAGGCCATTGCCTTAGTCAAAGCCAAACACCCCACGGACTTGGGGAAAATATCATCGGTGGCCATGCTCAGATGACAAGAGAAGCATTCAAGCCTATCGTCTTTCTCAAGCCCAAGTCAGTGACCATCGAGAACTTGATACAGGGAGCGATGTGTCTAGTCGTGGACAGTAAGGGATGGACACATACCTTCTACACTCGTGTAGACTCAGTATCCATGAATGAACGGACAGACATCTCACGCAAAGTCAAGAAAGGGCGATTGACAGAATGAAAGCCACTCGTAACGAATCAGCCAAGACCTTCATACTCGAAGCCGACTCGGAAGACCTAGAGACAATTCTTAATGCTCTTGAATTTGCTCATGCAAAATGGTGGTTCCCAAAGCCAGCAAAGAGAGCCATAACAATGTATGACAAACTCAGAGAAGACTTGAATGTAGACTTCAATTCAGATGGTGAATTAGTTCTACAATGAGACCCAAAGGCAAGATGCGAAGCCCACACAAGAAGGAATGGTGTCCAGAGCATGGGATTCACCATTGCACAACACACGGCAAACACAAGAGAGGCCGGAGAATAGGGCCATGAAATATCGTTGCTGGAAATGCAAAACTGTTCTTGATGGAAGTTTAGAGGACTTTCTGAAGCACGAATCCAAATGTGATTGTAATGCTTTCGATAATATCGAAGATGAGGCAATAAAGCCATGACTGAAGAAGTTCCCTGCCCCTTCTGTGCGACAACGTGTAGTTCCGATTGGAGTCTACGGGCACACATGAAACAACAACATGGTCTTCCATAATGGCTCGTGGATACGTCAAGAATAGGATACGAAGTGCCCCTCACTACTATGTCACGTTGCGTGACGTAGAAGAGCCGCCTCACGAAGCCAAAGGCATTAAGGGATTGGTCATGGACTTGAAGTTGGACTTTCGCCCACAAGCAGACATCGAAGATTACATGGACGTTCCATCGGAGTCTGTTAGTGGAGTTAGTCAGATGTTTCTAGGGCTTGAGATGGATGAGGTTCAAGCCATCCTTCGCTATCTCAACACCCACGGAATGTTTAAGAGCGAGTGGTTCCAAGCCCTTACTAGGGGAGAAAGCGTATGACCAAAGGGTACGATGAAGAAAATTGTCCGTGGGACTGTTGTCCACTCGGATGTCACTGTCAAGATTGTGTGGGATGCACACCGGAGATGGACTAATTGCATAAGCGGACTGACCACTACAGTTGTGACCACAATGTTCAAAACAGTGAGGGCATCAATTTCCTCAAGTGTCCTCTCTGCCATGTGGGAGACTACAACGGCTCACTGGTTGAGTCAGATGGGAGAGAGGAACCAGAGGCTAGGATAGTTCAAGAGCCTAATTCCTATACCGAGTATGCGTATGGACAATTCGGTGGAGCATCAGAAATCCATCGAAATCCAGATGGAACCTATGGGACATCAATCTTGCAACCAATCAATCCTGCTCAATGGGCAAGTATCTCTAGTGCTTCAACCGCAAGCGTAACACCACAAGCCTACACATCCTTTTCCATCAGCCCACCCCAAACAGTAAGCAATGGTGGAACCGTGGCCTTTGATGGTTCGGCTTATGTTGAAACACAATCAATACCGGAAGGCCATCCCTTCCCATCTTCAGACCACGACCCTGCCACTTGTCGGATTTGCATAGTCGCAAGACGAAGAGAAGAAGAGCATGATGAAGAGATAGACATCGAGAACCACGAGAACTACAGTGAGACAAATGGCCAAGAGTAAAGAGAAGGTTGTGTGTTGGAGATGTGGAGGAGAGGTAGTCTCCATAAAGAAGTTCCTCATGTGCAAAGAATGTGGGGCGTTGAGCAGTTGATACCACAACCTTTAAAAGGGTCACAAACGAAGGGATGCCGTTGAGCCAAGAAGATGGGGAGTTAGAAGACGAGGACTTTGACGAAGACTTCGATGAAGAGGGCTTCGAGCAAGAAAGCGAGGAAGAGGACTTATAATGCCAAGTGAATATCACTGGCGATGCACGAGTTGTGGTGTCCTCATCATCGAGAAGACTAGAGACTCGTGGGAAGAGACCAAGAAACATACGCTTCGGTGCAAAAGCGAGGGCTTTCATCTTGAGCCGTAAGCCGTTTCATCGAAAGGTTTGGCTGGCCTTTCGACTCATTCCTAACGAGAAAACCTATACTTGTAGCGGAATGCTTACACGAAACAAAATAGACAAAGAGGCTGGCATTGAGGAAGGAATCATAGGTGGTGTGGAGATTGGCCAAGACGAAATTGAGAGACGGGACTTTCTCGGTGGAGAAGTGGAATATGGATTTGAGCAAAAGGTTCTCCATTTACAATGGATTCCCTTTGCAGAGAGACCAGACAAAGGAATTGACTTCATTTCCCCACCAGACATCATCAGCCAAGTGAAAGGCAGAAGTTCATGGATTGCAGACTGTGGCTTGGGTAGAGAACTCTGGCCACATAGGGCTGAGATATTCATAGTGTGCCAACAGCATAATGACGACCCCACTGTTTACGTTGTCAAAGGGTGGTTCACAAAAGAAATGTTCTTTGAGAGACACATTCACTACGACAATAAGCAACACTTGGGAGATTGCTTCATAACAACTTCATGCCCCTATTGTGGCAAAGGTGGAAAGGGTGAAAGAATAGGCCAACCGTGGATACAAGACGAAGACTTAGAGCCTATAGACACCTATCTTCAAGAATATTGGCCAGAGAAACTACGAGAACTCTATGAACGAATGAAGCAAACTGGCAATGGTCAACTACTAATAGAGGAAGACTGTAGCAGAATGTTTATTAAGGGTGCGGAGATAGGGTAGGCCATGAGAAAAGACGACATCATTGCAGTGGTCATAGTCGTGGTAGCGGTCATCTTCATGGCTTGGGCTATCTCAACGTGGGGGTATTCACCATGAGCAAAGACGATGCTCCCTACTTACAAGATGTAAAGGAGTTGGAAGCCTTTCTGAAGGGATACAAACGAGATGTCCACATGACAGCGAAGGTGTTATCAGCATTGGCAAAGTCAATGGACGCACACCCTCAACTGAGGCTAGGGCAGTTGCTTGTAGCGGTAATCAAGAAAGCCTATCCCAACGATGAGGGATTTGAAGGACGTTTGTTCTACATCTACGATGAAGATTTCGTGAATGCCATAAACGCATTTGATGGTGAGTTAATAGTATGAGGTCTTGTGCGTGGTGCGGGATGGACATTCCAGAGGATACACACATACAGGTGACGGAGTTCCACACTTGCGGCTCTACGACTTGGGACTTTGACAACTACGATTGCATACCCTTCTGGCTAAAGGCCAATTGTAAGACCGATGTTCTCGGTGAGTTGCATGAGTCTTGAAACACCGCACCTCAACCTCTCCATCAGCATCTACGTTGACGGAGCACTTGCCGCAGAAGTCACGAAGGAAGACGCTCCCCTATTTCAAGAAGCCTACCGAAGACTCTTCCCTACTGCCACCATTGAATCCTTTACCGTCCTCCAATTGGCTAAGAAACGAAAGAAGGCCGAAAGGGAAGCCCAAGAAACCCCACAGGAAGGATTGGAAGTAGAGTGATAGCAACTATAAAGGCATGGATAGCGGGTTCGTTCATACACTTGTCAGCCGCCCTCATAACAATCTTTCTCTGCTTAAACTACAGCCGCATCCACGAAGCAGGACTCCTCAATGTCTACCTCATAAATGGTGGATTGACATGGGCTATCGCTCCTGTGCAAGCGATACTCGCTTTCGTCATCTTAGGAGTTATCCTGATTTTCAACAAGAAGGAGATATTCGTAGCAAAGGCCATAGTGAGTATGTATGTCATCATGTTCGCTTACGACCTATTTCTCAATGTCTACTTCTTAATGTGGGTGGGGGCAATATGAGATTCTCTACCAAGTTCTGGCTATTTGCCATGCTGTTCCTTCTTGCTTCCTACTTCACAGCATCCGTCATACTGCTTGTCCTCTTCTTTAGTCTTGTAATAGTGGCTCTCTATGGAGCCGCCTACTATCGAGGAAAGGAAGTTGCAATTGCGGCCATTGAGAAGGCCAAGTTGGAGATAGGAAGCAACCTCAAGTGTGAACTCTGTGGGGCCGTTCCTCACCTGACGGAACTAGACAACAAGTTCGTGTGCGATGCTTGTATGCTCAAACACTGGGCATCACATTGTCCAGTGTGTGGAATGGATGTGCCACTTGAGGATGTGAAGGGGAGACTAAACCACTTGAACGAGCATGAGAAGAAGGGAGAGATATGAGAGATAGAGTTCACTGGAAGCCTACCAAGTATGAGAGAGTCATTGACCGTAAGGACATCATGGAGAGGATTGACTGTAAGGAGTGCGGCTTCATTGCAGTTGGTAGACTCAGAAAAGGAGAGGAGTGTAGGGCTTGTGGCTCGAAACAGATGGGTGAATACTTGGGCACAGCAACCGGACTTGTCACTGGAGACTTTAAGTTGATGATGAGTCACCTTATCAAAATGGGAGTGAAAGTCATATGAAATACTCCTATCACTTGGTCATTCCACCAAAGCCAGAGGAACCTGAAACGCTCACAGAACCCGAACAACACGCAACGGTAGAAAGTTTATTAAGGCTGTTGACAGAGGGTAAGGGGCATGAGTGAACTAGAAGAGTTGGCAGAGAAACTGTCAAAGGCAAAAGCACCCAACAACATGGGGCCATATGGCGAGTGGAACTACTACAGAATAGCCGACATTGACGGGGTCATTGCAGACTTGAAGAAACTCAGTAAGACTAAACAAGCCAAAACCTATGGCACAGGTTACGGTGCAAACGGGCCTATAATATGACCAAAGAGGAGTGGGAATTGATGGAATATCTCTGGCTTTTGGGTCTTCAACATCCCGATGAGTTATGGAAGTGGGTATACCATGTCTGCTACATCAAAGATTGGTCGAAATACTGTCCAGTGTGTTGGAAGGATATGTCACTTGATGATACCAAAGCGAGGGTAGACCACATAGCCAAGCATAAAAAGAGGGGGGCGGGGTGGATAGAATGAGTGGTGATATTCAATGTGTATTCGGTATCATAATAATGTTTCTAGGAGTGGCTTCTTTCATCACCAGTCCACAGTCGTTGCTGGCCGCTTGTATGTATGGAGGTGGCCTAATCGTGTTAGGAATGGGTTTGGGTGACTCGAAGTGAGTGAAGCACTTAAGGCGAGAGACAAGATGACCAAACTTGAAGAGGTCGAACCTAAGTTGGAGTCTGTGGCAGTTGAAGCGGAACGTGCCCATGCCACCATAAAACTGTCAGAGATAGATGCTGAGTTGGCTAAGGAGATAACCACAGACCGCAGAAACGCTCTTCTCAAAGAGAGGCTAGATGTCCTAGTGGGGTTGATGAAACGAAGATGAAAGTGAGAGGCGGCAATAGGAGTTTCGAGTTCATCGTAAGCAATCAGGGAACGCTAACCTATACTGACAAGAAGAATCTTAAGAGGCAACTTCAATTGAGGAACAAGACTGGCCATTCGGTTTCAGTCAGACTCAGCCGAAGGAAGATGATTTTGGTGACTATCAAATGAAAGCGTTTGTTTACGACATCACCATATCGGAAAGTGTGATGGACATGATGCACGGATTCACCTACGACATAAGAGAACTCTACGTTCCTGACCTTAAGATATACGCCAACTTGGGTGGCCAACAGGGGCAGATATTCGTCTACCAAAACGATGAGAAGAGATGGAAAACAGGACACAACTTCAAAGATGTGACCATCACACCAAAGTTCGCCAAGATGCTAAAGCAGGCTTTGAGAAGCAAGAATCTAGAGAAAGAACTAAAGAGGGTTCTAGCATGACCCACCAAGTCGTTACAGTTTGGATTGATTGGGAAGGGGTTCAAATGGCCATCTGCACTTGTGGCTTCTACACTAAAGTTCAGGACATCCAAGAGCATATTGAGAGGCACAACAAATCATGACTTTTGCGAGACGCAAAAAGTGGAACGTAATAAAGAAGCGAAGGAAGATTTCCCATCAGAAGGTCATTGAGAATCGGGCCAATAAGGAGAAGAAGAAGGAATGAATCCCCCAAGTAAGCGAGAGCAGAATAGGATACTGGCCTTCCTTTGGGCTATGTGCGTCATCGGCTTCCTCACCATCTGTGCCATCTGGATGTCGAGTGTATTATGACCAAATGCGATTGTGGGTCGGGCCTACCAATGCTTGGGGTCTGTCAAATCTGTTTCCAAACCTACTGTGAGAAATGCAAAGGAGACCATAGAAGTTGACCTTAGCCAACCAGAGGGAACTCGATAAAGCCACAATGTTTACAGAGATAAAATCAAATGATGTGGGTATCGGTATACGATGTCCACATTGTTCAGCAGGATTTCGTAGCAATGAAGGTAGTCATCTGATAGCGAGCATTCTAGGTCACATTCTTAATTTTCATGGACACCAAGTTTTTCAAGAATATATATACAACCATCAAACAAGATTGGACGTTCCTCCAGAGGAGATAATAGATTGACGTTATCAACGGCAATCCTTATATTGCCCTTGGTGGAAGAGGGAGTAATGAGCCGCTACCAATGCACTGCTTGTGATTACTCTACGATGTTTGAAGGTGGGGCGGGACACCACTCAAAAGAAACGGGACACTTCGTTCAAGAAACAGATGAGCCGCCAAGAGATAGGAAGGTAAAGCATCAGTGATTGTCTGCTACGTTGATGGATTATGCGAACCAGAACGATGGGAAGGGGTGGCCACCTATGGTGTAGTTATCCGAAAGGATGACGGAGAACTCGTCTACATGGGTAGTGGGATGATAGGAGAGGGCAAAGGCTTCACCAATCAAGTTTCCGAATACTACGCTGTGATAGATGCCCTCAAGTCTTTGATTGGCCACTACCTAGCCAACGAAGAGACCATAATCTACACCGACTCCAAACTGGTAGCGGAGCAAATGAACGGCCATTGGAAGGCCGTGAAAGGGGCATACCTGCCTTACTTCCTCAAAGCCAGAGACTATCAGACTCAGTTCAGTCATCTCAAGTTCCAGTGGATTCCGAGAGAGGAGAACAAAGAAGCAGATAAGATGTCTCGTCTGGCTTATGAGAGTTGGATGTTGGCCACTGGCCGCAAGCCCCGATATGGGAAACGAAAGCCCAAAACTATGGGAAAGAGACAGAATGTTTAAATAGGTTGCGAACAGAGGGGTAGGTAATGACAACAAAATGGGGTTGGAAGATGCGGTTCTTTGCGGTCTTCCTTGCGTCAGCCGTGACTCTGCTCCTAATGGGTGCAGTATGGCTGGTTGTTGAGGCTTACTCTCTTAGTCCACTTGTTGGAACAGCAGTAGTTCTTGGAGAAATATGTCTCGGAAGTTTCTTCCTTTGGGATTTTGCAGAGGATTATCCATGACTCTGATAGAAGAGTTGCTGGATTGGGAGAAGGTTGAGAAGGCCAAGAGATGGGGCGGCACACAGATGATAGTCGAGATTTCAGTGCTTGAGGCCATCAGAGAGGCCGAAGAGAAGAGTGGAAAACCATGACCCTTTGCACTATACCTTCGCACAAGCATGGTATGAGACTAGCACAGGGCCAGACCGAGTGCAACGGCCTCAAGAACGGAATGCACAAATTCAATGGTCGAGTCGTCCAACTCAGGACGGATGCTATACCTCTCCACCTTTGCTCCAAGTGCAATCTCATGGCCGCTTACTTTGAGTGCAACGGTGAGGTCAAGTGAAACACAATTTGTGGTGTAGCATTCGCTACTTTTTTGTGGGACACCGATACTACTCCGGCATCGTTGTCAACCCCACACAGCCCATAGGCGAGGGTCTCTACAAGTGCGACATCTGCCATCGTGAGTTCACACGAAAAGAGGCACAAGTCTAAATGCTCCTATTCAAGACTATAACTGGTGCTCATCTTTGGCGGATGGAACATGAGGGGTCGGATGAGGATGTCTTTGAATGCTACCAAGCCCCCACTCTCGACATCCTGAGAGGGAACGCTTTCATGAAGAGCACCTTCGATGCTAAGGTAGCAAACCAAGACATAGCCCGTCACGAGTTGGGAACCGTCATCGAGCAACTACTTAAGGGCAACCTGAACTTCGTAGTGGGTGTGATGTCACCCATCGTAGAAGAAACCAGTGAGACCCATAAGGATTTGATTGCACTCTTTAGAGCAATGCCGCCCAAGAACCTCTACCATTCGGTGAGAGGCATGGCCGTTCACAACGTTAAACTCTACCAAGACGAACTCGACTTCAAGCCTAAGAAGGTCAACGCCATACTAAGGCTCCTCTTCATGGGCGAGGCTTATCTCAGGTCAGGAGTGTTGCTCTTTGAGCCATACTACGGCACACGCTCTGAGATAGACCCTATGTTGGAGAGACTCGATAAAGCCTATCAGGATTCGCCTCTCATAGACCAAATACCAGAACTCCTGCTTCGTGACATTCTCCTTAAGGCCAGACTGGTTAACTTGGGTGAGCCTATTTCGTGAGCCTTGCCAATAGCAGAGAATTAAGACAAGCCAAACTTTGTGGCAAATGTTCTAAACCATTAGGAAAGGAGAGAACTATCGTTGATAAGACTGGAAAATATCATACTAACTGTTGGAAAGAATGGGCAATGAATGACCCCGATTATCAGTCTCAACTAGCAATATACAAAGCAGACCCACACCCACAATACTATATGTTAGACCCTGCCGACTTGGACAAGCCATTCGACCCTGCCGATGCCATCATGTTGGTGATACAATGAAAATCACCCTCAAGTGCGGATGCACAGGGACTCTGAATAAGCGAAAGAAGACCCTTGCTATTTCCTACATTTGCGAGAAACATCTAGCCGTCATAATGAAGAGAGTCCATGAGGAATTGTGGGGTGAACTTGATTGGCGAAAGATAGCGAAACAATACGACAGTTACATGAAACAATACGACACACTTCACGTTCCATCAAACACACTATACTGGCTCCATTGGCTATCCGAACAAAGGCCAAAGGCTCTTAGAGGCGAACTCTCATATAGAGGAATCCCAATTGTCACTAGCAAACCAAAAGGAACTCAATGACCAATATCGGGAGATGCGTCACGAGTTCGACATTCCCGATGACCTGACTGAAGAAGACTTCTTCCCTGAGAAGTTCGGCCCTTGCTTCTTCTGTGGTAAGATGGTGTCAGATTACGATTTTTGTTGGGGTTGTGAGCATTTCGTATGTAAAGATTGTAACGACCCCAATAAGATTCTACACGAACAGCACAGAGTAGAAGAACACTTAACCCCGTAGAATCTCATTCCTTGGGTTGTAGGGTTTGCAATCACACGCACCCACTGGTTGATTGCATCCTGAACAGACCTCCGGTTCTAGAGCACTTAGACGATAGGTAGACCGTCCACACCAACAGGGTTGGTGCTCACGCTTGATGACCTGAGCAACCTGATTCTTAGAGATGCTCTTAGCCTCTATTCTCCCTGTCAACTTCCTCTTTGGTGCGGTCATCAAGACCATAGGATGAGTCTCGTTTGAATGCTATATAAGCATTTCCTAAGAGGTAAGGTAGTCTACCACAAGTTGCTTGGGCACTTGAGACTGGAAGAGCATTTGAAGGTTGGATGACTCTGCCGTTGAAATCGCCCACATCACTGGCTTATTGGAAGTCGCATCAATACCAAAGATAGGAGCCTCTCCACCGACAGCATTCAAGACATCCATACCTGTCATCATAAAGCGGAATGCTCCCGTCTTGAAGTCGAAGGTTGAACCTTCTTCTGCTCCCACTGGTTCGACTGCCATCATTTTGGGAGGCTCCATGAACTTCTGAGTCACTTCATCAATCAGATTGTTAGAAGAATCTCGAAACTGAAAGGTGAAGGTGACGTTCCCATCGTAGGTGAATTGAATCGTCACATCGCCAGCATTGAAGTCGGCCACCTTCGCCTTCGTTGGGATTTCAGCAAACGAAGGTGAAGCCTGAGGTTCCAAGTAAACATAGGCAGGCCCACCCATATCCACAATCTTTGCTGGAGCCGCACCACCCCCATACCCTATGTATTGGACATCAGCATACAAAACCAACTGAGTGTAAGCCTTTAGAGAGAGAAAATTATATTGAATAGAGTAACCAGAGATGGGAGAACATCCACCGATACAAGAGAGATTTGAAGTGAAGATAGGAAGTTTCGTATTCTGAACTAAAGGCCCACCTCTGCCAGCGAATCTAATCGGATTTTTGAGAACCACGTTTATCGCCCTGCATGGGTGTTAAGATGATTGAGATAGTCTTTCTCATACTTGAAAGCCTGCCCATCGAACTCACAACGGAAGGCCCCCTCTTGCTTCTCTGCCTCTGGTTCTTCAGTGGGTTCCTCTTCAGGTGGCTCTCCTTCAGGTGGGAGTTCGGGTTCCTTACCCCCCTCGCCAATAGATGGCGTGGGTGGCCCCTTCTCCTTTGGCTCGCTAGGTTCCTTCCCCTTCTCTGGCTCTGGCTCTTTGCCCTTCTCCTTATCCTTCCCCTTCGGCTTCTTGGGTGGAGTAGGCTTTGCAGTAGGCTTGGTAGTAGGCTTCTCAGGAACCTTACCCACCCACATCTGTTCTCCATTGTGGAAGAGGATGGCCTCAAACTCCTGAAGGTCACGGAAGACTGTTTCATCCTGTGCAAACCAATCAATCAGAACGTCCAAGTCCTGAGGTAGAATGTGTTGGAAAGTGAAGATGTAGGGCGAGTTGGCTAGGATGTCCTTGTTAACATCAGCCGTTCTTCGAGCCGCAAAGATGCCGCCCACATTGTAGTTACGACCAACGTTGACCAACTCATTGAGCATACTTCCGGGCTTGGAGTTGTAACGGTCAACCTCGTCCAACACTATCATACAATCTCCTCTCTCCAATGCTGCATAGATTATCTCATCTACACCCGCTTGGTCGGAAGGCGTGACCTGATGATAGTCTATGTTTGGCTGACCATTATACTCAGCAAAATTACCAAGAGCATCCAATAGGATAAACTGATAGTCCTTAAGGATGTCCGATAGAAGCACCTTGATGAGATTGGTCTTGCCCGAACCCGTCTTACCGAGTATGGTAATCTTGTCCGAGACATCAACCTCAAGTTTGGGCTTCTCTTTGCTCTTCGCTTCTACAGTCGCAGGGTCAGTGCCAGCGACCTTCTGGGCCTCTGGCGAGAGTTGGGACTCAGGCTCCTTGCCCTTATCCTTCTCTGCAATGCGTGGGTCTTTGAGTTCCTCGGTTTTCCGACCTTGATATTCGCTATGACCACACTCATCGCAAATCCATGAGTTTGTATCTCCACCATAATAAGACATCGCACCCCCACATTCAGGACAGACCACTTCCTCGCTCTTAGACTGCCCTTCTTTTTGCTCTTTGATAACCTCGTTACAATCTGCACAGTTGTTAGGGCAGACATCATTATCCATAACACACTCTACACAAGAAGGTTCACAATCCAAAGAATATTCTTTCTTACCATAGGTTTTTGATTCCCAATCTCGTTGTGGAAAACAGGTAGGGCATTCGGCATATCTTCCTTCATGATGCAGTATCTTGTGTTCTTCCTCACTGAACTGGGCTTCGCCTGTGAACTCTGAACTCTCTTCCTGAAGTTCGTCTCCATTATCTTCATCTGGCCCAAACTCCAATTCAATGAAGTCTTCAACATCTCCAATTGGATACGAGTAACCACACTGAGAGCAAACCCACTTCCCCGCCTTCAGTGCGTCTGCTTGCTCTTCTGGCCCCATAGCCCACGGAAAGCCACAGTCGGGACAATCGAAGAGAATGTAATCATCAACATCGCCCTCTCCCTTACCAGTAGGTGCTGTCATTTGAGTGCTAGTAGGAGTGAATTGGCTCTGAGTGAATGGACTAACATTCTGTTGTGTAGTGGGGTTCAATTGCTGAGAAGGGTCGCCTTGGCTCTGTCCTTCCCAACCCTGTCCTGTTGAAGCGTCACCCTGCTCACCATACCACTTCTCTTTCCATTCTGGATGATGCTGAAGAACGTGCTTGTCCATGTCCTCACTAGCCATCTCAGCCAAGTCCTGCCCACAGTCTGGGCAGACGGTATCAGAAGACGACTGTTCAAATCTAACAGGGTCAGAAGGCTTGGAGCCAACACGGTGGTTAGGCCAATCTAAGACTTTCCTCACACTTTTGTCACTCAACTTGTATCACCAAATAGTTGCTTGCCATTCTAAGCAGATTCGGGTCATCTTTGAAACACCCAAGACCACGATTGCAGTTTTCACATAAGACCCCTCTCAATTTGTTGGTCTTATGGTCGTGGTCGAGATGCTTGTTACGACCTTCAACTTCTACTCCACAAATCATACAATGAGAACTTGAATCGTAAACTGCTTGTGCTTCTTTCACATTCAATCCTCTAGTTTTCCAAGCACCGTGCCTTCCATTGAACTTCACACGCTCTGGATTCAAGGCTTTCCATTGTCTTAAATACTCTGGATTCTGCCTTCCATCAGGAAGCGAGTATGGAACCGTTGGTCTCTTATCAGACATACTACATTGAATAAGCCCCTTCTCCTATTTAAACGTAGCCACTCCCTCGTAACGCAAACTCTTATAAAGGAGAAACGCCACTTTAAATATAGTATGTCTGATAACTCCACCGATGACAAACCGAGAGATAACGTCATCACTGGCACACTGAAACGTCTGGGGTTCATCTCAGCCGCACCAAACAATCTGGTGACAGGAAAAGGATTGAGCGACCCAACTGCCCAAGCATCCTACAAGCCGCCCTTGGAATCTCAGTTAGGACAGATTGATAGGGGTGAGGCGTGGTGGAGAGACTTCGCTTGGGAAGAGTATGCGACCAAAGACCTGCCCGGTCTCGGTCTAGGCTTCACGGTCTACCCGTATGTTGCCGTCTGGGAGAAGATATGGGGAGCCGTCCCTACCGAAGACTACGAGAAGTATAAACAATACTACGTTCAGGAGCCGTTCATCAGAGCCACGATAGACTTCCACACACAGATGACTATCTCACAGGGCTATGAGTTGGACTACCCACTCGCTACTGTAGTGAAGGACGTTAAGGCTTTCCTTGACAGACACGATTTCGTCAATCTACTGAAGGTCATGGTGAAGGATATGCTCGTCTTCGGTAACTCCTACACAGAGGTTGTCAGAACTTGGTTCTGCCACGAGACGGGTCACGACCTACAGGAACTAAGGATTTCCTATGAGACACAGGGAAAGGATGGAGAACCGGGATACTGGTGGACAGACAGAGTGGACGTTGCCGATAAGCACAACAAGTTGTATCCGACCCACAAGTTGGAGAACCCCTATGGTGAGATTACCCGCTTCAAGCCACTCGACCCCATGTATATGCGTGTCAGAAGGGATGCCTACGGAACCATCCTTGGGTATGTCCAGTATTACGTTTTTCCGTTGGTCACGTTCTTGGCTGACGAGATAGTTCACCTAAGATATATGCCTACCTCTTGGACTTACGAATCAGTCTACGGAGTTTCAATGCTGAGACCTATCCTCTTCCATCAGGAACTCATGAAGAACTATGAGCAAACGATGGGAGCCATCATGAATGTCTTCCTGAAACCGATGTTCCTAGTCCATGTTGGCACTTCAGATAACGGCCTGCCTACAGGAGAAGTAACCAACCAACAGTATAATGCGGTAAGGAGATACTTCCAGTCGAGCCAGCCCGGACAGTCCATCGTAATCAGAGCCTCAAGTCCCGTGAAGGTAGAGCCAATCAACCCACCCATTGACAGAATGCAGACCACATCCTTCTGGCTTCAGTGGTTACACAACATGAGAACCTACGCCCTATCTGTTCCCAAGTTCTTCACCGACCCTGCTGGACTCAACAGAGCCACAGCCCAGACAGTAGAGAGAGGATACTTTACTTTCATCAGTTCCAACCGCCAGTCCTTGAACAGCCAACTAGAACGGAGCATCATGATAATGGTGTTGAAGTCGCTCTATGGTAAGGTTGCAGACGAACTCATCCATGAGTATGATGTGCCCAAGTTTATCTGGAAACCAGTGAAAGAGGACTCCCTAGAGGACAAAGCAAAAACTTATTTACCCCTCTACGCAAGCCGTATCCTGACAAGAGATGAAGTCAGAAAGGCACTCGGCTTTGAGCCACTGGATGAGGAAGCGTTGGAACAGGAGATAGGTGAGACAATGCCACCTATGGCTCAGACAGGAGCAGGAGCACCCGGAGTGACACATGAAGGAACACCGACCTTCGGTAGTCCAGATGAGAAGATGGCCACAAGACCGCCTGACGTTGGTGTATCGCCAAACGTAGGAGCCGAACCAGAATGGGGAGCAGACATGGCAGAGAAGACCGAACAAGGAGAAAGACTAACAGAGGTAGAAGACGACATAGATGCCTTGAGACAGGAGTTTAGTGCTCTTAAGAGAGAGGCACAAGGCTTGTTAGATATGCCCACTACAGAGGACATAGAAAAGAATCTAACAGAAATGAAGAAACGGCTTGGCGGGAAGCAATGAAAAGCGACAATGAGACGTTCTTCGCTTGCATTCGCCACCCCTGTTCTCTAACCTTTAGAGAGGTTTTCTTTCTGATACATCTAGGTTTCGAGCCATGCCCAATGTGCGGCTGTCCTTTAGGTTCTCACAAAGAAGTGTGAGAATCCTTTTATACCCTGCTACAGTAGGGGGTGGTAATGACGCAACCTACAATCGAGGAAATGCTCCGCAAATACCCCGCCCTCAAACGGTTTGAGAGCAACCCAGACGCAGTTCGCCAACTCTTCGCAGAACTCAATCCTAAGAAGAGCCTCTCTGATTTAGGAGAGGGAGACTATGTGAATGGGATTGATGTCCTGATTGTGAGAGTCATTGGCACATCCTACTATGTGGGATGTCCAGTGTGCTACCGCAAGAAGGAAGGCGTTGAGATTGGCACATCATTCGACTGCACCGATGTCAAGTGCCATACACAGAGAGTCGCAACCAAACTGACCAAGTGGACACTGCTAGGTGGAGACGAAAAGACAAAGGCCATTCTCGACTTCCCACCCTTCGCCTACAAGATAGAAGACGGAAACGAATACTTGGCGAAGGTTGTCAACATCAAAGGAAGAGTGCAAAAGATGACCGACCAAAAGCAGAATGGACAGGTGGTAGGGAAGACCCCCGTAATCATGGTGAGAGACATGACTGTTGTCTCAGACATAAGAGACGCAGAAGTGGAACCTCTCGCAGAGATAATCACCAAATCTACGTTGGCAGAAGCCGCCCAAATACCGTTGACTCCGACTGCCACAGCACCTACTCAAGCGTCTCCACCTGCTCCACCCGTCCCAACCATCCCCGAAGCCAAACTCAAAGCGTTCAACACTTGGATGACCATCATGAAGACGGTGACAGATGCCCAACTGAAGAACCACGTTGAGAACAACCTCAAGTTGAAGTTGGATGACGTTCTGCCTCTTGTGGACAAGCACTTCCTAGACAACAACCAGACAACCGTATTTACGCTGAGACCTGAACCTACACACTGAGGTTCGGGTCTTCCCCTTTTCTGAACACCTTTAAATAGTCCCGTCACTCTTATCTCCTTAGTATGCAACCGCCTTACGCACCTGCATCGCCCCAACAGCCAGCACCGAAGCAGGGCCAGCCGAACTATCCTAACATCGAGAAGTTCAATGAAGAGCAACCCAAAGGGCCATGTGCACTTTGCGACCAACCGTGGGAAAATCATTGGACTATAGACGACCATGAGTATATGCCACTAAAGACGGAAGAGCCAGCCCCTAGTGATGTTTGTCAAGAATGTGGAGACTTGCTTTCAGTAGAAGAGATAGAAAAGGGTGAGATATACTGTTCTAACTGTAAAACCGATGTTATGGAGAAACAGGAACCAGACCCTAGCAATCCTGATAGAGAGTTGGACACTGACCCTGAGATTCCAGAGCCAGTAGAGCCGGGTGAGGACGAGGACGAGAAGAAGCCTTTTGACGGTAAGCCAGTCACAACCGAAGGGCTAGAGGTTCCAGACAAGATTGAGATACCTGAGAGGCTCTACAACGACCTGATGATGATGATTGAATACTCCGTGAGTAATGACAATGAAGCGGGTGGCTTCCTCATAGTTGCCAAGCATGGTGAACTAGGTGTAGTGGGAGAGCAGTTTGGGAAGGACAGGGAGATAGTGCTGGAGCCTAACGAGCAACTCCATGAAGGGGAGTCTCTCATTGGAACAGTCCATATGCACCCCGTAACTCCAACGGCCAGCACTGGCGATGTCTCTGGTTACTTGGGCGATGAAAACGAGAAGGTCATGGTGGTCGTGGGACAGGACAAGTCTATCAACTTCTTCTTCAAGACCCCCTTCACAGCCGAAGGAGACTACGGAGAGGAGATAAGCGACAACTTCGAGCAGGAAGACATGGATATGCTGGCCGAAGGGCTAGGCTTCATCTGGTATCGGGGCGAGGAATCGGACAGGACTACCCTCAACCTCATGTCCAATACGGTGGACAACGTGGAGTTGAACATCGTAGAAGACGTTTGGCCCGTTGAAGACCTCGTGAAAGGGCTAGGGATTAAGGGCAGACCTGACATACCGGAAGAGTATTCAACCAAAAAACAGCCACTTCGTCTTCAGATACCGTTCCATCTACACTGCAACGAGAGAAGGCTAATTGGATAGCATAATCTTTAAATAGTCTGCTACCATAGGGTGTGTGCGAACCATCAGATGTATGACACCCATACTTGCCGTGTGAATGAAGCGTGATTGGGGGTATAGTATACCCCCTAAACGCAATGTTTAATAGGTATGAATGTGAAAAGGGGGTATGGTAGCCCTCTCAGACGTTGGGAAATATCTGAAGGAAGAGGCCAAGTTCCTTGGTGTTACTCTGTTGGCAACAGCCGCAGGGGGCATCGTTGGAGCAGTGATAGCATGGGTCATTTCACTATTCAGTGGAGTGCCCGTTCTCTCATCGGCAATCGTTCAGCCTGCCTTTGTAGCCCTAGCACCGCTAGGAGCATTGGCTGGCTTTGCGACCTCTTTCATACGCAGGATGTTGGCGTAAGGAAATCTACGCCAACACGGTTTTTTTCTAACCTAGCCTATATCTTTATATAGGTCACTCTCTAAGGAAATGTGTTGCCAAAGAAAACATGGGGTGTTATTGAAATTAGAAGAACCACCAGTGGGTGGTGGGATGGAGTTGTCAACATTGAAGCGTTGGTTGAAGCAGTTCCAGAGGTTACGGGGCCACTCTTCGATGTAGACAATGATAAGGGGCTGAAGCCTATAGCCGCCAGACGAGAAGTGCCAGCCGACAGGTCTTTCATGACTGAGACTCTCTTGAAGGAAATGGGCATCCTTCATTACAACGACTCGTGGATAGGCTCGGATGAGATAGAAGAGGTCTTCAGCGTTACAAGACCGAAGAAGGGATGGGCCACCGTCTTCAATCTCATTAAGAACTTTGCCTCACAGTATGGCGGAGAGAACGTAAGGCTGATTGTCTGGTTTAGTTAGGATTTTGCTTAGAATCTTTATATAGGTTGCTCACTAAGGGTAGCCGATGAACATATCCAGAAAGACAGCAACACGAGTTCTTCCTTCACTCATAGTCGCAACTCTACTTGTTCTGGCCATCATGATACCAGTAGTGTTGGCATGGAACGGAACCTGTAGCGAAACCTATCCATCAGACACTAACCTTGGCACAGCATCCGTATCAGCAAACGGAATTTATCATGTTGTGCAAGGAGACCCATTCACAATTCCTAGTCTCACTGGTTGGTGTTGGAATCTGAATGTGAATGTGCCAACGAAGGGCACGACCACAACCACAGTAACTTCGCCTACCACTACAACTAAGACGATGCCGACTACAGTGACGAGCACCGTTACTGGCCCAACAACAACTAAGACCGCTACAACAACCCTTCCAGCAAATACAGTGACAAACACACAAACTTCTACAGAAACGCAAAGTGTCACTACAACTGAAACAGAGACCCTTCCGGTCACTACTACACAGACTCTTACACAGACTAGCACCGAAGTCCAGACTCAGAGTGTAACGCAAACTGAGACAACAACCGTAACTAACACGGTAACTGGTGAGGGTCAGAATGTGACTGAGACAGTAACAGAGACTAACACACAAGTTGTTCCTGTAGTAACGACTCAGACTGTTACAGAAACAACAACAGAGTTTGGTATTGGATTTGTTACTCAAGTGATAACAACGACTCTACCGAACCCGAACACTGTTACTCAGACCACAACTCAGACTAACACCCAACCGACCACAGTAACGGCACAAGGCCCAACGATAACAACGACAGAACAGGGGCCGACTGGAACCGTAACACACACAGTCACACAAACTGTCACTCACACACCACTAACCACTCCTCCGCCCACTGGCAACTTCCCCATCTTAGGACTTCCGTTCCTAGTATGGCTTTGGGTATTGGTGGCTGGCGGCTGTGGTATCGTCATAGGTTACACCGTCACACGGAAGAAACCGTAAAGGGACTCAGGGATTAGTCCCTGATTCCTTCCCCCTTTTAAATAAGAACGTGCAAGAAGTAGAGTATCGTTGCTAAGGCCGCACCAGACGCAATTACTCCGCCTATGGTAGCGAAGAGTTTAATCGTAAAGTCCCTGTAGTCTGTGCCCTTCTGCACTCCTCTTTCGAGAACACCAACACGCTCTGCCAAGACAGTGCTGTTGTGATTCATAATGGCACAACTCTCTTTAATCGAGTCTATCTTCACTCCAAGTGTGGCTCTATCGGCTTTGCTCTCAGCAATGAAATCAGTCAACTTATCATTCAGTTGAAGTAACAAATCTCGTGTGGTTGAACCATTCTCAGCCATCACGCTTCACCCTTCTCTGGCGTTGGCTCTGAGGGAGTGGGCGAAGTCAGACTTCTCATATACTCTCTTGGCGAGGCCATATGGATAGTCTCTTCGGGTGGTTCTTCGACTGTCTCTTCTGGCGTTGGGAAGCCCATCTCCTTTGCCTCCTTTAGTGCTGTCATGATACTGTTGACGACCTCAATCGCACTATCTATGTCCTCGAAGTCCAAGTCTTCGATAGTGGCCAAATAACTCTCGATTCCCTGAACGAGATTGGTTGCATCAGTTAAAGCATCAGTCAAGACCGACTTGACCATCTTAGCATCAAGCGGTGCTTCCTCTTCCCCTTTACTTGCTTCTTGATAAGTCTTACAAGGGCAATCTGCCGCACCGGGAAAATAAGAGGTGGGTGCATGACAACCATCTTCTTGATGATAACCTTCTACATGACCACATACACACTTGCCCTCTTCCTCTCGCATGGGTATGTCTTCTGGAGCAGTGAACGGTGTCCTTTTAGTTGCAAACTCTCCAGTCTCGGCTTGGTGTTGACTTACATGATGACTCCTCTTTTCGGGGTCAGAAGGTAGTTTGTTTCCACAGACTGGACACGGATGGCCTGATTCCTCATCCTCACTTCTGCTTACCTCAATAGGCTCGGTGGGTGAGACCTTACTGTTAGGAGTAAGACACTCTTCGGCTTTTCTGAGAGCATCTTCAGCCTTCTCGTAGTAGGCCATCTCAGTCCCCCTTACCTTATCAATCTCAGTCATAGGGTCGTCCCGACTGTAGAACTCTTCGGCCTTAGAGACATCCTCTTCGGCCTTCTGAAGCAGGGCTGGCCAACTCAGTTTGTAACTCATCCTATATCAAGTCTTTATAGGGTTGGGAACTATTTAAAGGTGCTGTCCTACAGCAATTCATGAGGCGACTTCAGAAAGACTTTCCAATCTATCGGAGTCGGTTTACGCTGGTAGAGTTGATAGAACTCATTGACGTAGTTCTCTGGATATTGGCTCCGTCTCAGAATCTCTTGAAGTGAGAGAGTAGGGTCTACTGGGATTTTCCATCGCACAGGGGTAGGATGCTCAGGGTCAACCGAGTGCTTGGTGAGGGTGATGCGACAAATCCTGTCCAGACTTATGAAGACTCGCTTATCGTGAAGATACTGAAGCCAAGTGGCTAGGTTCCAATAGAGTTCGTCCCGATACTCACGCAACTCTTTGTAGGTAGCGGGAGTGATGTAGATGTAGAAGTGGAAACCCTTACCCGCACTGAAGAACATATCCACGTTGTTCCAGAACCGAGTGCCAAAGAACTTTGCCTTCTCCAAGACACTGGTGAAGGTATCACCATCTTTCACATCTATGTCTACAAAGAGTCGGTTAATCACCACTGCATCCTTCTGCTCTTGTGGCCACTCTTTGGTCTTAAGAGGGGCATAGAATGGGAAGTAGGCATCTTCAACCCCAATCAATCTATCTAATACATAACTATAATATTCGCTGATTGTGCTCACATGGTATCTATACAACCCTACGTCTGCCGGAATCTGAGGCAGGTCTCTGTCCCAATAGGCTTTCGCCAGACTAAGTAATGGCATATTTGATTGAGTCAAGATTCATGGCCTTTATTTGTTCCACATAAGTCTGAGCCTGTTCAATTACATCGTCCACAATCTTCTCCAAGTCGCCCACCATCAGAACCTCCACTGCGGCCAATCTTGGCAGATTGTCCACCAGAGCACAATTCAAAGCCCCACCCCGAATGTGAGGGAAGGAGTGAGCGTAGTGGGCTTTGAGAAAGGATGAGACTTCTATTATCTCACAATTCTCAATCTCCTCAAAAAGCCCTCTCTCATAGACAGGTGTATTGCAAAAGTCCCGAACCTTGTGATTGAACCAGAACTTCCTCAGAGTCAGGGTTATCCTCTCTTCTAAGGCCCGATAGTCATCAATCAATCCCTTGTGCAAATCGCTGTCGTATCCCATATCTTGTAGCGGAGCATAGTCTCCATATGCGAGAATCCCAAACCGTCTCCCCATTGCGTAACTATTTCTGCAAAGGAAGCCGAGAATATCTCTGAAGACGGAGACATGAGTTCCCTGTAGAGCGAGAGGATTGGCCGTCACTACAAAGGGACACGCACCTGTCACCGATAGTGTTGTGCCACCGCCAGCCACCGTTGCCCTTCCCGATTCCAGAAAGCCCAACAAGAATCCTGCCATGTTCTCTACCGTCTGGCTCTCAATCTGGTCTATGGCAAGCGGATAGTATTGCTCATGGAACAAGCCGTAAGCCTTGTCGTCAGTCCACTTGGCCGACCCTAGAAGGGTGTTCTTGGTGGCCTTATCAATCAGTCTACCAGCCAACTCGAAGAAGGTGCTCTTGCCAGTGTTGGGCGGGGTAATCTGCAACTCGTGAGGCTGATACCTCATGACATAGCCTCTTGGCAGGGTGGCCCTGTTAGCCAAAACCAGAGCAGGGTCTCTTGTGCAATTGTATTCCATGATGCCCTTGATGAGATTGTTATACTCTTCGGTGGGTTTGTCAGCCACAACATCGAGCCACCTACCAAGAGTAGCGTCATTGAACTGATAGTCCGTCCCGAAAACATACATTCCCAAATCGTTCCATTCTTCGAGCCTTGGGTCGCCTCTCTGAATCTTATTCATGATGTAACCCTGCTCCTTCAGTTCAAAAATCCCATCTAAATCCTTAATAGTCATCTCAGTGAGAGGTAAGGCAGACTTCTTGCTATGGATAACACTCTTGGTATCCACGATGTAGATAGGCGGAGTTATCACTGTCGGATAGGCCCGATAGAGTTTGGCCCCAACGGTAATGAAGATTCCGTTGTCAGTCTTCTCAATCTCCGACTTCTGATAGATGGGTTCGACTTGCTCAAACGTATTGAGCACTTTGTTTTCGGACAACTACTTACCCTTCGTGAGTATCCTATTTAACTGTTCTCACCCATAATTCTTTAAATAGGCCGATTGCGTAGGGTATGGTAGCATGGCAGAGACGGAGAAGCCAGTTGAGAAGCCGACAAAAGAGGCATTGGAAGACCTTTATCCAGATGTGGATATGCCCCACCTTCAGACTGTCATTCAACTGCTCTATCACACTGGCTATGAGATTGACGACATTGAGAGCATGGATGCCACTCCCTATGTAAGAGTCTATGTGGGTGGTGAAGAGTGGTTCATCATGAGCGATACTGAGGCCGATGAATATGCCGAAGAGGACGCAGAGAACTTGTTTGACGAGATGGAAATGGATGCGTTGCCCGGAGACTGGCCCGACTTCATAATGAACAAAGATGACTTCGATAGTGCTCTGGCTGAAGCCATTCAGAACTACATTGAAACCGCTAGAGAGGAGCCGTCCAACGACCCTACAACCTACGATAGCAAACTAGACGAGGAGATGGCCGGAGCCAATACCGCCTCAGAACAGGACTTCGAGGATTATCTCACTACTCAATGGGTTCCAGATGGAGACGTTATCCAGTGGTTCATCAGCGAGTATGGCCACGAAGCCTTTAAGGAGACAGCCAATGTTGATACTGCGGCTCTCGCCAAACACATCATGGAAACAGATGGCAGGGGTTCCATCATCTCTGACTACAATGGAGAAGAGATTGACCTTGGTAAAGGTTACTACGCCTACAGATTAGCATAAAATCCTTTTATACCCTGCTAACGAAGGGTAGCCTATGAAATTCCTCGAATTAGACGAACCCATGATACCATACATCTGTATGGGAACCTGCGGTAAGAAGCAGGCCGGAAAGAGCCTCTACTCTCGTGAGTTGGGCTATAAGATAATCAAAGAAGAGGGGGGCGAAATTCTATGGCTGTCCACCGAAGAGCCTACTGACTTCATGTTCACCATCGAGATTGAAGAGCATGAGGGGTGGGATAAGGTCTTCGCTAAGAAGTATGGTGTCGAACCTATCGTCCATTGGGAGTATCTTCCGAATGCGGAAGAGGTCATGCGATACATCGGAGTGGATGGCAGAATCATCATTACTGAGGCAGAACCAGTCGAACCTAAACCTCTGAAAGACATAAAGGGAGAGACACCAGAAGCGAGAGCAAAGAGAGAAGAGGAAGTCAAGAAAGCGGCAAACGACAGACAGAAGGGCATCAAGTTGGAGTTCAAGACCATTAAGGTGGACACCGACCATTCGCCACTCGCCAAGATGCTGGAAGAGCACGACATCCGTTACATCGTTCTCGACTCCCTTACCACGCCATTCGACCAACTCCTAATAGGTGGGAGACAGAACTTCGGCATCAGAGCACAACTTGAGGAAGCCTTCCTGAACACCACTCAACAGTTGGTCGTCAAGAGGGGCAAAGTGACCAAAAAGAACATCTACGTCATGACCACCAATCACATCACCAACGACCCAACAGACCGTTTCACAAAACTGATGATTGAAAAGGAGTTAGTAGAGAAGGGTGGTGGGGCGGTGGGTTACAATCTCAAAGTCCTCTACGGCTTCAAACCAAAGCAAACGCCTCACGGTTCGAGAGAGGTCTGGGTGATAAGGTTCCCCAACCTACCGGACTATGGCAAGATGTATAACCTACTCATCACCAACAAGGGCTTCACCAAGACATCGAAAGACGAATTGAAGGATGTAAAAGAAGAGCAAAAGGCTGAGAGAAAAGAAGCGAAAGAAGCATGACTCAATTAGCCAATGAAAAGGAGTTGGAAAAGGCACGAGAGTCATCAGTAGAGTTGTTGGATAGAGAGGCTCGTCTCCAACTTCTAAAGGACAACCTAAACGAAATCAAAAGGAGAGTAGAAATAAGACATGAGCAACTTAGACAAGTTTAATACAGCCAACTTCAAGGCCCAATTCCATACGGAAGGGGAATACACCGGAAGCGGAGACATGGGCGGCAGTTACGAGTATATCGCCAAACTCCTGCTCAATCCTGTATCGGATGGTCGGAACAGACTCCTATGGTTGGTTCTGGCTCCCTATGCTGTATCCATCCTCAAACTGGATAGAGAGAAGGCCATAGACTTGGTGACAGAATACATAAAAGCCTGTCACGAACTCAAACCCTGTCAGGATGTGATTGATAAGGTGGAGCAATATGTGGACAATGCGGCAAACGTGGAGAACGGATTAAAGCCGCCTCACTTGGATACTCTCCAACAGAGCGACCCAGAACTATATGAGATAGTTCAAGAGGCGATTAGAGAATGAGTCTAGCCAATGAGGAACAACTTTTAGAAGCGAAGTTCGAGTCCTTCATACCATTTCGTCCTTTGCTTTTGGATGAACACAAAGCAATTTTTGTAATGATTAACTCAAAGGTAGTTGACGATTGGTTTGTGCTGACCGTTAAATTGACTAATGGAGACACAATAGTATTTGGTGAGATGAGATGAGTCTAGCCAACCAACAGGAACTTGATGAGACCAGAGAACCGTGGTGGTCACACTTGGATTCTACAACCTACGCATCAATAACGATTCCAACTTGTATGTATGGGATGCCCCGTATCCATGTCTCAAGAGAGGCGATTTCAGAATGATTCCCTTCTATCTCTTAGTCAATCAAGTGGAACTTGCTCGTGCAAAACACGCCAAGTGCCCTAGTAAGCACTCGTGGAATTTAGAGATTGATACTTGCAAAGACTGTGGAATCTTGAGAGAAGAATACGAGGACTTCATCGTTGCAAAACTTACCTTAAGAGAGGCGTTTGGAATTGATACCATTCGATAGTGCGACCTATACCACACAGAACGGGAAGGTCAAGATGAAGGTCTATAGGAATGGAGAGGTCGAACTCATAGACCCCACACCCATGCCCTACTGTTACGCCCCGGCCAAGTATGAGATTCAGACGCAAGCCAAGATGACGAGAACAGACTTCAGGACTTTCGATACGGGAGAGGGCGTGAAGAGATACACCTTCCCACAGCCTATGAACGTAAAGGCGTTCCGTTCATTCCAAGAGGCGAAGGGCATTCCTATCTATGAAGCCGACAAAAAGTATGTTGGAGTTTGGATGGCAGACAATGAGTTCGTATGCGATGACTATCCTAACCAAGCCGCATGGGACACAGAAGAAGACGACTCGAAAGCCAAGCCCGACCCAGAGACGGCCAACGTTCCAATCACAGCCATAGGCATAGTCTATAAGGGCCAGAGGTATGCGTGGACTGGTATAGAGAAGGAGATTCTTAAGGGGGCAGTGGACTTCATAGTGGAGAACAAGATTCATATGTTGAAGGGTTGGAACACCCACTTCTGGGACGTTCCTTTCTTCGCCAAACGACTGGCCTTTGCGGGTATCAAATTCGACTTCAGTTCCGTCAGGTTCCTAGACTTAGCCCTCTGCTATCGTTTCATGGAAAAGAACTTCCGAAGTCAGTGGTCGTTGGAGAAGGTAGGCAGACGACTGTTCAATGAGCAGAAGCCCTTCGTCAATACCAGACTCAGCACCCTACCGCCAGAGCAACTAAAGGAGAGGGTGTTGTGGGATGCGGAGATGACTAATAGGATAGACGATAAGAAGGGGTATACTGGGGTGGCTACACAACTGGCCAAGCAGAGCCATATCTTTCCAGACCAGATATTCGGAATCCACCCCCTCAAGAAGTCCATCACCATTACTCCTGTCTTAGACCAATACTTTCTGCGGTATGCCCATAAGATTAACTATGTATTACCATGTAAGTCGGGGTATAAGCAGAGGCCAAAATATACAGGAGCATGGGTCGAAGTCTTCGAGCAAGGGTTCTTTGAGGATGTGCTACAGTATGATGTAGACTCCCTATATCCCAACATCATCCTAGCGTATAAGTTGGCCCCATTGAACAGGTTCGAGTTGGTGGAACCTATCGTCAAAGACCTGCTTGCTGGCAAGCGAAACGCTAAAGACGAGGTAGAGAGATGGGCTATGAAAATCACGGTCAATGCCCTGTATGGTCTCTTCGCTAGTTCTTACTACAGATTTAAGGCCGTAGAGGTGGCAGATGCTATAACCTACCACGGAAGGGACATCGTTACCCATACAGCAGAGTTCCTAAGAAGTATGGGTTATACGGTCTACTACATAGATACGGACTCTTGCTTCGTGAAGGGTAAGTTCGATGAGGCGGAGACTATAAGAGACCTGATGAACACTTATATTCAGAGGACATACAACGTGGACAATATCAAGTTCGGGTTGGAGAACGATTGGAGGCTGCTCGGATTCCCAAGAGGAGCCAAAGGAGAGAAGACCAAGAAGCGTTACTATGGTATAGTCCATGTCAACAAGAAGGGTGAAGTGGTGGACAAGTTTGAAGAGGCTGGCATGGAAGGGTTGCGTGGAGATTGGTGCGAGTTGGCGAGGAACGTGCAAGACGCAATCAAGAGGTTCCAAGTCACAAAGGTTCCGAAGGAGAAGATGCTTGAGTTCTATGAGGATACGAAAGTCAACTTATACAAAGGACTCTACGACCCCCTTCTGGTTATGGAGAAACATATGGGGAAGGATGTCTCAGAGTATGGTCAAATGAAGAAGGATGAGAAGACGGGGAAGATAAGAAAGATGCCCACCCCACAACACGTTAAGGCTTTGCGAGATGCGATGGAACATGGATGGGTTCCCAACGATATGGTTCAGTATGGTGTGGTTCAATACTATATGTGTAGAGGAGCCATACCCAAACTGGTCAATCTAGTGAAGCAGGGTGAGATAGACTATGCTTGGTATTGTAGTCACCAGATAGACCCCATAGTGTGGAGACTTGGCCTCATCGAAGAGATGACCAAGTATAAGAAGGAGAAGGTTCAGCCATCAGACCAAACAACTCTTGTTTCTTGAAGCACGAATCTCCTTCTTTACCGATGCTTTCACAAATTGACAACTCATACAAAGCACTTGAACATCTTCGGGATAGTTATTGGTCTTAAGCCAACGATAAAGAGCAGTCCCACTTCGATAGACATTGGCTCTTTGTATTTTGCCATCACCATTAATATGGTCAATCGAAAGTGCTCGTGAATCGTGAACAGGACATAATCCCTTGTGCCAACAATCTTCGCCTTGACACATACAATGGGGCGGATTGGTTCCAGAATAGTGGACAAGAACTTCAAACTTCAATTGATGATGGATTTTCTGTTGAAGTAACTTATGTTTGACATACTGCTCTGGCTTCTTTTTCCAATATTCTTTCATCTGCTCATAGGTAGTCAACGGTATCTCTATAAGATTGCTTTCTTATAAACATTACTTGTAAGCAGTAGGTAGTGGTGTATCGCCTTCTTTCTCCATACGGTCATTTACTTCCTTAATGAAAGAATCGAAATTATGGGCATTGAGAAGAGTCATCTCCAAGTCAGACTTGTAGTTGGCCATTATCACACTCATCTTCCTGCTCTGGTCTTTGATGATGCCAAAGCACCCTACTAGGAGAAGGGTATCAATGAGAGTAATCGCACCGAACAGAACTAGAAGAGCCACAGTGATTAAGTCCAATTTAAACACCCTTGCATTGGAGCCACCACTCCATTGCTTTATTGTTAATCTCATCCATTCTCCATCCCGTTCTCAGATTATGTCTCACATCATTATGTAGACTTGAAGGAATGTAGATGGCAACAGATGGAGTCACATGATGAAGATGTGCTCCTTCAAAGGACTTATTTAGAATGAAATCGGTAGGAAGGTCACGTTCCCTTCTATCCTTATAAAGCCGTCCCTTCTCTGGATGCTCTCTTGCCCATTTTCGCTTATAGCCCAAAACCTTCTCTCGGTTAAAACTTTGCCATTTGGCAACCACTTTCTTAGAACAAGACTTACATACAAACTGAGGAGAAGATGTCCCACGGTCATTGTGAAACGTCCAATAGAAGTCGGTAAGAGGCTTAATCTGATGACAAGCATTACACTCTTTAGGGTCAGACGATTTGTTCAAGGTATAGGGTATATCCCTTCTTCGGAGTATATAAGGATTCTAATCAGGTAGGGAGATTGTAGGTCTCGGTCATAGTCACATCTACAACATAGTAGAAGGGTTGGCCACCCTCATGTTTCGTTCCTATCTGTGTAATCCTAACCAGATGTCCAACGCTTTCTACATCTATTAGAAGTTGGTCTTGTGATTGCATCCCCGCAAGCAGAGTTTCGATGTCCTCGTGACCAGTGAAGTCTTGCGGAACCGCTATCTCCATGTTGTATTCGGCATTGTAAGCACCCACTATAAGAGAGACATCTGAGAAGGCTTGGACTCGTGAATAGGTCTTGAGTTTGGCCTTTCTCGACTCATCAAAACTGACAACCTCTAAGTTTATCGGAACTCCCAATGGAGTTCCTGTAGGACTAGCAGGCACAAGTGTAATCTGTGTCATCGAGTAATGAAGGAGCGAAGTTCTATTTAACTCTATTGAGCCTCTACAAGTCGTTTATGTTGTAGATGCCATCCTCACAAAGAATCACAGGTGTCCCATTGTAAGACAGCATTTGCACCGTTGCAAAGGGAGCGTAAGCATCAGTAAAAGTAACTTTACTATCTGGAAGATGCTTGGTTGTTGCCAAAGTGAAAGCGGGATAGTTGTAAATGTAGACCGTAGCAGGAGTGCCTCGTGTCGCAACATAGAACTTATTGCCTATGAGCAACATTCTACCGACTATTCCTTGAGCATTCGGAACCGTAAGGACGAGAGTAGGGGTAATATTGCCACCACCACTTAGAGTCAATTTATAGACATGACCCACACCATCGCCACAATAAACGTTGCCATCTAGATAAGCCAAAGCCCCTACAGAGTGGGCAAAAACACCAGACGCAAGCCAAGTTAATGGAGGAGTAAAGGCCATAACCGTCCCTAATTGAGCGACAATCCACCAAATATTACTTCCATCGTATAGTGATTCGTTTCCAGCAGTGACCTGATGAGGGTCAAATGTGTTCACTTGAAAAGATAGGGTCGGGTCATATTCAAAAAGCCATCCGCCCTCGCTGAAATATACGTTGCCACCAGCCGCTATAGTCAGGACTGTCATAGTGTTAAGAGGACTAAAATACGTTGCCACAAGAGTCATGGTGATTGGGTCTATTTCGGTAATTGGAACCTCCGGTGGGGGAATGGGAAAGGTAAATGTATCGTAGGCCGCATAGAGATATACTCCATCATACCAAAGATTGTAGGCATTGAGACCACCACCAAGCCCCTGATTGAAAGTAGCAACAACAGTTCCATAGATATCTACCTTGTAAATATTACCTACACTTGCACCAGTATCATAAGTAGAAACATAGAAGTAAGTTCCATCTGTGGCCATTGCAAGGCAATCGCTAAGAGATATGATTGGGGGCACTGGCACTGGAACAGGTGGGGCAGTAGTATCAATATTTGTTTCACCATCCGCCTTTATCAGACTGAAGGAGATGTCATACAACTCCTGTCCTGTAGCGGTGACAGCAATAGAATCTGTAGTCGGAAGAGGCACACCAACCCATCCCGCTTCACTGTGTCTCTTTACATCACTAAGGTATCCAGTAGCCTGTTGGGTGGGAGTGACGAGTTCCAAAGGAATGGCTCTCACAAGTTTGTCCTCTAGCCACCGATAGGCCGCTACAGTAATCTTCGGTATTGTTACTGCCTTAGACCTGCTCGAAATGCCCAACTGCTGGATGATGTCTATGTCGTTGGGAATGGTCTGAGATTGAGTCTTCTTTGGAATAGAAACGTTCAAACTTTGCCCACCCTGATTGATGTAGTCACCAGACCCAAGAGCCACATAGTCTATAACGGCTCCATTATCAGCATACATGGCAATTCCCCAAACATCAGAAGCAGGAGAAATCGCATATGTGTAATGAGTATAGAGACTCGAAGATAAAGTAAAGTTCTTACTGAGAATCACACCAAAAGCGGAGTTTAGAAGTTCGATAGTAAGAGTGGAACTCACACCAAGGTTCTTTGCCCTGAGGCGAATAGAACCTATAGTGTTATGAGGAAGAGCAACGGGGAAGTCCTTCTCTATCACAACAACACCAATCTGATTTGGAAGAGTGAGTTCGTCTCCATTTGAAAGGACTGGACTAGGAGCACCAAAGGCTCCATATGTGGTCACACCACCAGTCATTGTGCTAGGACTGGCTGTATTGGAGAAGGTAATAGCATTGTCAGTGGTGTTATCCCACCAACCGAGCATTCCAGCAGGAACACCGGGGCTTACAAACAGACCAGATTCATGGTCGGCTTGTTTGAAGGAATCGTCTTTCCAAACCAACCGCCTTATCTCAAGACCAATTGGTATTATAGTTGAAGCCATTATCTCACCTAAAGACTATTGACCACCTGTATCACTGTGTATGCTGAAGTAGTGACCCCATTTGCATCGGTTCCTATCAATTTGAACAGCCCATGATAGGTAGTGGAGTCTCCACTTATAGGAATAGCCGGAGCCACATAAAGAGTAATTATGACAGGAAGAGGCGGACTGTTTCTACTGAATCCAGAAGGTATCACAATCTGATTTGTGTAGACAGGATTAACACCACCAATGCCAAAATCGTAAGTCACACCATTATAGTAGATGGTGCTATTGGCAACATCTATTACGTTATCGGTTGGTTGAAATGCGTTGACTGGTTGACCAAGAGTAATGGTGACATCCGTTGGTGCGGTAGATTGGGGTTCAAGAGGATAGAAAGTGAAATACAAAACAGCAAAATTTGGCGGAGTAAGGCCAGCCCCATTAGGGAGCAAATTCACAGTATTGGCAAAGACCAACGGATTAGTTACAGGGTCAGGAGATTTGGTTGGGTCTGAGAGTATTTTTCCATACACTCCTAATCCATAATTTGTCACACTCGGTAAGACTACAAGTGTGAAACTACAAGCGGCATACTTGGGATTGAGAGGGTCTGAATTATCTAAAGCATAGATGTTGACCTGATAAGAAGGTGGGTGATTGGGGTCAATAGCACCACCAGTGCCTAACGGATTTATCCAAAGAGTCTGATAGTTCATAGCCGCATAATAATGGAGAGGATTGGTCGTATCAGTCGAAGGAGTAAGAGTGAAAAAAGCGGGTGCTCCCTTCCAACCGTTCTCTATACTATCATAAGTGCCTGTAATCCAATTAGCAGGACTTGAACCTATCTGTCCTTGCCAATCGGCAGTAGTCGCATCAATCGGATTCAAATTTGGGTCTACAATGGTATCAATCCTTTGTATGAAGAAGGAAACGGCCAAGGTGTCATGGAAGCCTTTGATGGCAGAAAGATAGATTGTAACACTATCTTTGGTGGTTGCGGTAGCAGTATTAGTAGGAACTAAAGGGCCAGTGGGCGGATTGGGTGTTGAAGGGGGGTTGGCTGGAACGGTGTAGTTCTGAGGCACTTGAATCATGGCATTGTCTACGCCTATCTGGAAGTCGATTGAAAGCGTGGGCGGTGGAACCATACTAAGATTCTAGAGGGTCTGAGGGCTTATAAATGTTCCTTACGGAGCCACATATCCGTGAGTTCCATACACCCTTCGTTGAGTGGGGTCGTATACAATAGCGTTGTTAGGATTGCTAGTTCCACCGCTAGTGTAAATCTTAGTGTGAGCAGGGTCACACAGAAAGGAGTAGTTGACATAGACAGTATAGACAGCGTTAGTAGAAGCAGTCTGTGTGAGAGCCTGTGGCGTTTGGGTTCCAACTGCAATCGTTCCATCGTCCTCAAAGACCGTGGTTGGAGCAGTCACAGTAGTAAGCAACTTGAGATTAGACGAGGGATAAGGATTGGCTGGACTATTGGCTCTGTAAATATTGTAACTCTGAGCATACGGAACGGCTGGCCAAGAGATTTCAATGGTTTGAACAGCCGGAGGCGGAACCCAAGCCGATTCGGATACTGCATTAAGAGCAGGTTCAGGCACACTGTTATTGTTAGTGTTGTCTAGAGGAAGATTGAATGTAGTGTTTGCTTGGGAATATTCGGTCTCGATGCCTTCTGGATTCAATGCCGCTATGACATACCAATATTGGTCGCCACCCACAAACGATGAGCCAACAGGAACAGCATTTCCAGTGTATGCAACATTCAATCCTTTTGGCTGTCCTGCGGCAGTAAGAGACTGAACAAAGGGTTGGGTATTGGATGTGGGGGCCGTAAGAAAGTCATCCGAGAATGAGGGAGTAGGCACATTAGTAATGTATTCAAAAAGAAGCGGGTCTTGAATCAGGTTTGTAGTATCGTAAAATCCTCGATAGATGTTGTAACGAATGACAGGAAGCCCTGTCGTTGGGTCTATAACTGCTGGCCAAGTGACAAGCACAGGACTTATGTTAGTGCCAAAATTGACACTAAAGGTCTCATACGACATACCAAACTCATTATTGTTAGAATCAACAGGACAATATATGTAACAAGGGCTATTCGCTGGCCCTGCTATTACACCACCACTTACAGTAGGTGCGGGAAGAGACGAGAAGAGTGGAGTAGGACACCAAGGCAGTGCTCGTGAGTTGCGAAGTATGATTTCATACTTTCCACTCAAGTTAGGGTTTCCAACATCGTCATAAAAGAAAGGAGCAGAAGTATCAGTTCGAGGAGGTGGAGGCGGTAAAGATGTATGAGACTTAGAGATGAGAGAAAGGATGTTGGCTAGTTGATTGAGTGGTTGAATTCCATCATATATGGCCATCCCGTCTGGTTGGATGACCGTCAAATAGACATCGTTTGGTGTGACAGATGTATTGCCAGTAGAAGTGGTTTGAGTATCAACTTCAACCCCAAATTGATAGATAAGAATGTCGTCTCCTTTCACCGAGGCTCCACTTAGACTTATAGCATCCATAGTATTAGGTGTGGTCTGGGCAAAAATCGGGATGTCCAAAGACTCCTCATCCGCAACCCACACTCCACTCATTAGGTCTGGCGGTTCGTCTGCAACTTTTACATTGAAAGGATTATTTCTGTTGGTAATGAAGTCACCACCACTCTGATGGGTAGCCGCCCCTTCCGCTTGTCGCCCCCTTCCAAGCAAAGTCTTAGCGGCTGGCTCGACTACAGTATACATGAATTGCATTGCTCCTGCGGGAGACCCATGTATTTGATTATAGTTGGCGGCATCCCAATCTGCTATCGGAACATTCTGAACAGGGAAGGACAGAGTAAGTGTAATATCCTCACCATCGTCTGGATTCCACGTTATGTCTATAGTCTTGATTCTAGCAGTGAAAGCGGCTGTTATGAGTCCTGTCGTTATACTATCGTAAGAACCTTCCAAAAGATTCCCATTGCTATCTTCCATCACATTAGCAAGACTTGGAGCATTTACCAGAACATAGTCTCCCGGATACATCGTATGGGTGCTTGCGTAAACGTAGTCTGGCTTTATCACGATGTTGGGGATAGGGTGCTGGAAGAAGTTGATGCTCGTCCCTACAAAGCGACTAATCTCTCCTTGGTCTACTACGTTGGAAAGGGATTGGTTAGTCTGTTTCAACCCATACTCAGCAATGCTTCTCTGATTGTCTATCGGAAGAGCCACCACATCCGACCCCTGAAAACTGCCGCCAGAGAGAACATAACTGTTGTTCATCACCAAATAGTCGTAGGTGAGGTCAATTGAAACGATGCTATCTCCTTCTGAAAAGATTATAGTATCTATAGGTTCGTATCCGTTTGTCACTCCAAACTCTACATAAGACATTGGATACACAAGAGCAGACGGAAGTGTTCCGATAGGGTCATAAGAGTTGTCTCCGAGATGGATTCCTGTTCTGTTGTTGCCATTGCCCAACTTACTATGAACAGGGTCGAAAAGCATCACAGTTACAGTCGGTAGTTTGGGCGTAACAAACTCAGGATGTGGAATAGTAGAAGTAGGAGTGGGGTAGTCTCCAATGTCCATTCTATACTCTGCAAGGAAAGGCTTGCCTTGGTTGGAATTGAATAGAGCAGATGTTACCAATCTATCCACCACAGCAGAGATAGACTGATATTGAACATTCATATTATCATTCACCACAATAGTATCAAAATCAGTAACATATGGGGGTATTACACCTATATTCATATTCCCTGCTCCATCATCAGCCAAATTAGCCAAGTGGAGTGGGGGAAGATGCCCAGTCGAATAGGACTCTTGAAAGGCAAAGGTAACGATGTCTGCCCAAAGTTGGCCAAAAGCCAGACCCAATGTTGGATTGAGATACACCAGATAAGGGTTGGTATTAGGCTGAAGTGGCGGTGGACTCTTACCTGCAATCTGAAAGAGACGGGTCTGAAGCATATACCACAGACTGGCAATCTGAACGGTGGTAACAAGTCCATCATCGGCAACGTGATAGGTCGGATTTGTAGTCATTCCTCTGAACTTGAGAGTCGTAGTTGTGTCTGAATTAACACGATAGATGTAGACCTCTCTAGCCGCATCAATCTTCTGGATTCCAGCGAGAGTGATGGTTGCATTGTCTTCGGAAGGGGCGATGTTGCGTTGAAATTTGATGTCTTTGAGAGGAGCAAGATAGGTTGGAGTGGGCAGAGTATTGATGTCTGAGTTGTATGTGACCAAGTAGTTGATTTTGTTAGACATGATTAATACACACCTCTTTGTCTCTGTGCCGCTAGAAGGGTCTTAGCCAAAGCCGTTTCCACTTCCTGTCTCACTCTTGCCAAGTCCACATTGCTTGAAGCGTTAATGGTAATCTGAACGTTGCCCATTCCTGCTCCAGCCGTCCCACCTTTCGGAACCACGGTCTCGCCCTGATGGAGCGTATATGGGCCAGTTCTAGGAACATAGCCACCGCTTTGCATACCGGGTGCAGCAACATGGGGAACTGTAGCCGCCTGATATAGCCCAATTCCTAATGCGGCTATGCCACCAATAACCGGAATCATTGAAAGTGCCATTCTTGCACTACTCTCAGCCGCACTCGCACCGACCAACCCCAAAGAAATAGTAAACAAATTCATAGAGGTTATCACATCAGTAAAAGATGAAGTAATGGTCGCCAAGTTCTTGGCTGTTGCTGTAACATAGTCATTGAGAGCAACCATCTCGTTCTTCTTAGACTGAGTGTAGAGAGCACCAACATAACTTGCGGCTGTGGTTGCTCTCGTTGCCTGTTCTGAGCCTTTGCCATAGATATTGACAGCCGTTGCCTGCAAAGCAAGTGCCTGAGTATATTTATTCTGAGTCTGAATGACATTGATTTGAGCCTGATACAAATCCACCAACTCATCAATGTTACCAGATACCATGTCGGCTGTAGCATTGAAAATAGTCTGCCAATCCTTTATAGCAGTCTGAAACGTTTTCACTCCCTGAATAGCCGCATTCTGAGTATCAGAAAGTGCGTGTAGTGCTTCATTATATTCTTTAACCGAAATAGCCTCGTGCTCCAGTGCCATTTTTAGGTCTTCTATACTTTCTGCTAAGTCGATAATCTCTTTCCCACTCAGAGTTGGCATCCTACTCTATAAGTCTACGTCTCGCCTTTTAAGCCTTCCGCCTGTCCTAACTTCTTCTGTTCTCTCTCAAGTCTCCTCTTCTCGGCTTCAATGGTAAACTCATGGGCTAGAAGGAGTTCCCTTATCTCAAGACTGGTCATCTTAAGGGCTTCCTCTCTGGGGATGCCTATCTGGTCTTGGAGCACTTTCAGAACGACATACTTGTTGTATTTGTTCAGAATGGCCTTGGCTTCGTTTACTGTTTCTTGGTCTTTTCTTGTGGTAACTCCTGTAACGGTAAGTTCTTTAAGAGCGATAAAAAACTGGTTTCGTATTGGTTGAATCTTCGTATCTCAACCCAAAGATGCAATACCACTTCTCTATCCGCCACTTTCACCGCTTGTATGGACTCAAACTTAGGGGCGGCTGTCCCATAGAAGACAGTAAGGGCTTGCTGTTCCACAATCTTGTTTTGGTTGGCATCAACAAAGTCGTCCACGACAGCACCCTCTTCAAAGCCAAAACGCTTGATGGTGTAGGTCACTCCCTTAATCTTTAGAACCTTAGTGTCGGTAGTCACAAACAATAGAAGGGCGAGAGACTATATAAATGTTTTACTCGCCACGAATGGCCCTTGCGTTCTCATCGAGCATTCTCTTCAAGTCTTTCGCCTCTAGTTCCTGTCTGAGTCTCATTACCTCACTTGCGGCAGAACCAGCCACTACGTTCTGATAGGGGTAATCTCGCATGACCTCTGCAACAGAAGGAAGGACTTCTCCTCTTTCTCTTGCAATTTTCCCTATCTCTGCATCTCTTTTCGCACCCACATATATGCCCATAAGAGCGACTGGAACAATTATTGCGGTCATTGCTCCAATTCCTATCATTATCACTTCAATGTTTCCCATGAGTGTTCCTAGTGCCGTCATGCCAACTCCTATCAGACAGGCGATTCCGTATCCCCATCCACTTGTCATTTGTTTTTTCACTCTCCTGAGCAGTGGTATAGTGAGCAGGCTTTATAAGGTTTCTTGCCGAAATGTCAAGTTCTATGTGTGCACAGTGGCTCCAGTGGCAGTCCAGTCCAAGTTCAGAGCAACTAGGTCAGCAATGGGTAGGGTGAGGTCTATCTTAGGTAGCACCGCACCTGTATAGGTCAAATAGTAGGTGGTAGCGGTAGAAGACTTGTATCCAAGTTTCAAAGTAATCTCCTGTTGAGACAGACCAGATGGGGCGATATCCAAATCAACAAGATATACATCACCACCACCAACAGTTGGAACAGGTGAAAATGCGGCAGTGGTTATTGTGGTTGCAGTGTTTGACAAGATTATCTGCTTTTGACCAGCCGCAGGGCCAGTGAAGTAAGTAAGAGTCATGCCAACAAAGGCATTGACTGTCCAACTTTTGGTGCTGTCAGTTAGTATCGTTGCTATTGCACTTGTAGTTGTGCCTTGAATATTCAAGATGTTGACCTCATTCGCTACATCAGTGAAAGTGGCAAAGGTGGCTGTGATAGTGCCATCGGCCTTGCGTATCAGAGTCGGAATGCTTCTGATAACGTCTGTATCAAACTGAGGCACACGCTGTAGATTATTGGTGATAGTGCCAGTGAAGGTCAAAGCCTGCACTCGTGGAGTTCCGGTTGGAACCTGAACACTCTCTTGAGAGAAGTAGAATGGGATGTTGGTAGGGTCAACAATGCCGGGGTCAGTAGGGAAGGTAGGGCCAACAGGAAGCCCATTCATGATGTTTTGACACCAATAGGTGACTTCGACTTCGAGTGCTCCCCCTGTCTTTCCGCTAATCCGCACACTATTAGCCACGGCTCCAGTAACGGTATAGGTCTGGAGTGTATCATAATTCTTGATGATGAAAACGTGAGAGACCGTATTGACTCCAAGACTGTTAATGTCGTCAATCAGCATTTTAATGTCCTGTGGCCAATAGGTGATGGTGAAGTCTACGTTTCTCTGTCCTTTCAGTAGGTAGGCAGGAAAATCAGTCATCCCATCCATTCTGTAGACAAAGATTGGATTCTTATCTATCGTTGCCTTCATATTCTGCACTGCACCAACCCAATTGTAGACGGTTCCACCGGGATTGGACGTAGAGAGAGGAGCAACCCCATAGATGGCTTCTGGATACCATCCTACTGCGGCTCTCCAACCTGCGGCTATAAGCGGAAATGTAGTCGGCATTCTAAGAAGATAAGGGCTTCCCTTCTATTTAAAGATGTCTTCTACAGAGCGTAAGTCATTAACAGTCCTTCTTCATCAGGATTCTGGTAGTAGTGAGGAATGGTCAAATTGGCCGTATACCCGAACTTCTCATACATCCGAATGGCAGGCTCGTTGCTCTTCCGCACCTGAAGTCCGGCCATCGGCAAGCCTCGCATCCTCATCGCTCTATGTGCCGCTTGCATCAGAAGTTCTCCTATGCCCTGCCTCTGGTGCTCCTTATCTACGGCCACAGAGATGACGAGACCCATCATCATATAGCCAATCTTCTCCTCTCTACACATAACGTAGCCCACCACCTTGCCATCCACCTTGGCTACATAGAACATATCGCCAAACTGGTTGTAGTGAGTCGTCCAAAACATCGGTTGATAACGCTCTGGCATACTAGCCATGTTGAGTTTCATGCAAGCAGGGATGTCGGCTCGTGTGGCATGAGTAATAGCAAAAGTTACACTCGTTTTAACTCACCATTTTTTGCTCTCTTGATGAATTGACAACACATACAGAGGACTTGGTATCCCTCTGGAAAGTTGTTCTTGATGAGCCATGGATAGATTGCTTGGGTTCCTATTGCTTTTAAATGTTTGTTTCCACCACCTTCAATGTGGTCTATGCTAAGTGCTCGAATGTCTTTGGCTAGAGGACAATTCGGAAGATGTTTATGAAAGATGTCTCGACAATGGGGTTCAATAGCATCAGGGTCGAAAATTCTGGTGTAATGAAGCAGAACAATCTCTTTGTTCGTCACCCATCGCTCATGACTTGCGACAAGAATGAATTTGCGTTTCTGTCTGTAATAGCCTTTCTTTTGTTTCAACACTTGGGGTTTTCGACTAGCGTAATTCTCTTTGCTTCGTTTACATTGACATGACTTACACGCATAATAGTTCTGGCGAAAGGATGCTGGATACCAGTTATCTTCGGTAAGAGAGACACCACAATACTTGCAAACTGCCATACCCATTCTTCGGCACAAGACTATTTAAGTCTTATGGAGAAAAGTGGTCTTTCAGCATTAGGTAAATCCAAGTATCTCAACAAACTCCTGAAGATACTTCTTAGGGATAGTTTTCCCACTTCGATAGGTCTTCGGGAGTTTGCCCAATATTTCATCCTTTGAGAGAGGACTGTTTAAAAGGTCTTTGAGAGTAACACTTCCTATCGCTTTCGCAAACTGACTACCCATTGCATCTAGCAGATATTCTCTCTTCTGTTCAAGTGTCCAATCACGCTTCATACCCTCTCTTAAGGGGTAATCTTTCTTCTCCTTAGGCTTGCCCAACTTCACGTTCTGATGAGTGAGAAAGAGGGCGGTGTCATACTTATCCGTGGTGATGACCAATCCTACACCAAAGGCACGGAAGGCGGTCAATACCTCATAGAAGGCCATCTTCCTCTCTGGATGATGGCTAAAGTAGTCCGACAAACTCAACCACTTCTTGACCGACCAATCGTAGAATCCTAGCCCTTCGAGAATAATGAAAGGCTCATAAGCATCCTTGTTGTTCGAGAGGTCTTTCAACTGTTCAAAGATACGTCCATCATGAACAGAGGCCAGAAAGTCCTTCAGTTCTTTCCTCTCATACATCCTGTTCTTCTCCACGCCCTGAATGATGATGTCAGTGCCAATCTCAGAGTCCACTACAGTATCGGGTGGCAGATACTCCTTCAGAGTCTCAAATTCCTGCTTGTTGAGGAAGAGCGTCATAACCACTCACACATCTCTTTCAGAGATGAGAAGATTTGGAAAGCCTCTTTTGGAATATCGTAAAACTTCTCATTATCTCCGCCTGCCTTGTTGGGCACAACGACCATCGGAGAAGCCTTGATTTTGTCTACTGAGGTTATGAACACTCTCTCCGAGATTTCAATCAAGAGGTCGAAGTTTAGCGACTCATCGGGAAGATGGACAGTAGAAAAGTAGTCCAAATCGTAAAAACGCTTCTCTATTTGCAGTCTCTTCTGATTCCCATGAATTGAACACAAAATGTCAAATGGAGACCTATCAGGAATAGTCTTTCCGGCCTCTCCCAAGACCTCGATTCCTGCCTCTTTCAATGCGACAACCACAGCATTTTGCCCTATCATACCTAGTTCCCCATGTTCCTTGTCATAGATTTTCCTAGTTCCTTCTGGCACATCTATCCCTTTAGCCCGAACCTTAATAAGTGTTTCAGCGTCTTGAGGCTGGTGTTCTCATCCCAATTCACGTTCTTCTTGATAGACTTATCCCAACACTTATCACCCATTGGATAGCCCATTCCTGTAACACTTATCGTGGCCAACTCCTTCCCATTACAGAAGAGGCACAGTTTGTCGTCTATGGTCGGCACATTTCCCAACGGATTTGCTGTCGCTTTCTTGCCCATACCACCCCTATGGCATAAACCTTTTTAAGTCTTTCTGTCCATAGGTTGCCGATGAGATTCGACATACAGCATCTCTGTGCCTGCAATTGCGGATGCAAAAGGATGTGTCCCATAGACTATGACTTGTGCATTGTCTGTGTAGCCAGTGGTCATGTAAAACCCTTAAATAGGGTGGCGAGAGAGGGTGTGGTATGAAAGAAGAAGAGTTCAAAGCCCAGAACCAGAAGGAAGCCCAACTGTGTCCAAGAGGACACGCCCATGCTAGAGCCAGAGACGAAGGGAAACTCAAGTGTGAAAGTTGCGACTGTGCAGTAGTATGTAGGGTGGACACACTTAGAACTTGATATTTCGGCAAAAAGACTTAAATACTCGCTCCATATACATATAAGGTATGGTCAACTGTAATAGGTGCGGAGTTGAGTTAACTCCTGAAAATTGGTCTGCAAAAGGAACACATGGATTCAGATGTAAAAATTGCCATGCCTTAACAATGAGAGAATGGCGACAAAAGAACCCACAAAAGGTTCTAGACTATCGCAAAGACTACGGTAACACTCATAGAAAGGAGATTCGTGAAGGAGATGCACGACACAGAGAAAGAGCCAAAATTATCGTCAACGAATACTATTCTAATGGAACGAATGCGTGTGCAGACCCCCATCATTTGCATCTTCCCAATGACCCCATTGCTCGTGATATTCGTGCTCTTGAGATAGACCACATCGGAGATGATGGACAAGACGAGAGAAAGAAACTTGGAAAGGTAGGGTCTGGATGGCTATTCTACGATTGGCTCATTAAACACAACTTTCCAAAGGGATACCAAGTGTTATGTGCCAGTTGTAACCGTATTAAGCAAATAGAACACCTTAAGAGAGAACGCTTAAATAGGTTAAAGCAGATACCCCTGCCATGAGACTCGTAAAGAGAGGTGATAAAACAATTGGCATATAGGAATCCTGATAGAGAAGACCCTGATAGCCATAGTTGCTTTCGGTAAGGCTCGTGAGATACAGCGAAGGACTGGCATCCTTCTAGGTCTGGAGAGTCATTCTATCATTTCTGAGATGTGTAGGCTCTGGGGTGTTAACAACGCAGACGAGTTCTATATGAGGATGAACTCAATGACCAATGCCGAACTTATAGCGGCTGTGGATGCGGCCAAGGCCAGACTAAGAAAGAAGAAAGGATTGACGGTGGCAGACCAAATAGAGGTGTTGGCTGGAGTTGCCTGATTCTCGCAAACTTTCCGACATTGAGAAGCAACTCGTCCAACAGAGCATTCAGAGGCACATGGACGAACTCTTCCAGTGGACTCAGGTGAAGATGGCTCTCCGTCTGCTTAAGGAAGACGAGGGCATAAATCAGGACGAATTGAAGTATGTGGAACAGGGGTTGAACGGGGTCTTCAACAACATCCTCAGAGACATCGTGCCAAGAGTGGAGAAGAGAAAGAAGACCTTCATTGAGATGACGGATGAAGACTTCGGTGAAATGGTCAAATCCGACCCTCTACTCTCTTACTTCCGAAAGGAAGATTTCATCTACCACGTTACGGCCCCAGACTACGAAGAGAAGGAGCATCCCATCAAAGACCTCATCTATTCGCCACCTAGCAACAACCGTTTCATGCTAATCGCAACCATAGGAAAGGACGCTCATGGCGTAGAGCAGAGTTGGGCAATCGTAGACTCCAATCCAGTCACCCAAGCAGTTGTTTCAACTAACAAAGATGGAACTCCCAAAGATACGGTTGCTCACGGAGTCTACCGAATCTACTGTTTCAAGTGTAAGGAGTTCTTTACCTTTGAGTTGAATGCGGGACAAAACGTGGAGCAGATAGCCTGCGACAAATGCAACTCCACGATAATTGAGAAGAGGTTTAAGGTTCATCAGTAGTTTCGAGAACGTTGGCAAGAAGATAATTATCTGCCAAGGCTTTCCATTCCGTTTTTTCGAGAAACCCAAGTCCAGTATTGCAACCATTACAAAGTAAACCTCTTACCTTACCAGTTTTATGATTATGGTCAACTCCATATCCATGTTGAGTTCTTTTCAATGGCTTTTGGCAAATTGCACAAAGACCATTTTGAACTAACCACATTGTCTCAAAATCTTCTAAAGAGAGACCAAGTTTTTTCAAACGCATAATGAGAAATTCTTGTTTATCTCGTCTCTTAATGTGCCGAAGTCTTTCCTTTGCCTGTAGTTGTTCTCTATGTGATTTACGATATTCTCGATTGTATTCGTTCCAGTGCTCCCTATTTTTACGTCTCCATTCTCTGCAATATTCCTTATTATCATAAGGCATATAATTACCATAATACAGACTCACTTATAAGTGTTTCCATACTCTTCGGCCAAAGTTTCGTCAAGCCTTTCTGCTATAGAAATCAAATAAGTTAGATAATGATAAAACTCGTGAGCCAATGTTTGTTTTGAAACATTACTATTTACAACAATGACACATTTCCCAATATCAAATTGGGCTTCAAAATCATCGTGAATTTTGGTGGCCATCACTCCTATATAGGGAACACGATACTTTTCACATAAACCATCTATCATTCGTTGGGCTTGTTCATGATTCATTCAATCACCTTATAAGGCCATAATACAAGACCTTCACCCGCTTAGTCATAACACTTATAACCACCCCAAACTATATAAACATTCATGAGCAGTGTGAACGAAAGGCTCCTTAAGACCATAGAAACCGAGTTCGGTCAAATCAAGGACATACAGCCAAAGGACGTAGAGTTAGACCTTAGTGACCCCGTTACATTTGTTGAGAAGTATGTGACCCTGCCAGAGAAGGCCCCACCCGAACAGAAGACTTGGTTCGAGAAGCGGCCTTGGCTTCCAGAACTCTACCGAGATGAGAGCAAACGAATCGTCATAGTCAAGGGCAGACAGATGGAAGTCTCCGAGTATGCTGTCAATATGCTCTTCTATTGGGGTCTCAAGTGGCCGGGAAAGTATATCTACGCTTCATCTTCGGGTGAGAAGGCAGACAACTTCAGCCACGATAGGTTCCAAAAGCAACTGCTCCGAAGCCCCACTCTTCAAGCCCTCACAAGAGGGCAGGCTGTCAGAAGGATTGTCTATGGCAACTCTCAACTCTACTTCATGACAGGCTATGAAGACACCAAAACCTTGAGAAGCATTGACGCTGATGGCATCATTCTAGACGAGTTCCAAGACTATAGAGCCAACTCCGTCCCTATCGCAGAAGAGGGCATCCAACACAGTGCTCTGAAGAGGCTGTGGGTAATCGGAACGCCTCTGCTAACCGGAACCAACTTCTCCAATCTCTGGGATAACAGCACAAAGAAGGAATGGAAGGTGGATAAACAAGTGTGGGAAGTGGAGAATCCTGAGTCCGATAAGGCATGGACTGGATACCACATCAGTCAAGATTTCGCTGTGAATGTCTGGATTACACCAGAAGACATGGAATACAGACGCAAGAAGAAGCCACGACAGGAGTTCATGAACGAGGTCTTGGGGCTATTCTATGCTGGTCTTGGCAGACCAACTGACTACGGTTACATGAGAACCCTCTTCAGTCCGGTCTTGACGAAGGGACAGTTTGCGGCAAACGATTTGCTACTGGCTGGTGTAGATTGGGGTGTCTCAAAGGCCAACACCGTCTTCTACGTCATCCGTCCCCGCCTCTTGGAGTTACCAGACATCTACACTCTCGACACCATCTACATCGAGAAGGTGGAAGACCCAGACCTCACCAAACAGATTACCAGAGTGGCCACCCTGCTCAAGACCTTTCCCATAAGACTAGCCATGCTAGACTATGGTTCAGGCTTCGTCCAGAATCAGACACTCTTCAAGGAGTTCGGCAATCGTGTGATGCAAGTGGAGTTGGGCAGTGGCAAAGCGGGCCAACCCATCACCATTGAAAACACACCTTTTGGCAGATTTGTGAAGGTGAACAGAACGTGGGCCATTGACACGGCTATGGATTACGTCACCAAACCAGAGAGGTTCAGAATCTACAGTGAGGTAGATGAAGGAACACGAGACTGGATTATCAGCGACTTCCTAGCGGAGTATCCAGAGAACAGCACGACTACGGGCAAGAAGATATGGGTTCACAACCCCGATACCACCGATGACGTTCTCATGGCCTTCGTCAACGCTGTAATAGGCTTCCACCTTCAGAAGGGCTCCACGGTATCGGGAAATGCCGAAGACTGGATTTCCTTCGTCTAGTAGGCTTTAAATAAGACGAGTATTATAATACTCATATGGATTGGTCTTACGTTGCTGGTCTGTTTGATGGGGAAGGTAGTGTTACATTCCTCAAAAATAAGGGGAGTTTCCATCTTATGATAAGCATTTCGGCTTCACATCAACCAACTCGACAAGCATTGGAAGAGTTCTTAACTCAGAGGGGGATTAGTTCGTCTACTTCCACTACCAAAAATCCTTTGGGTCAAAGTAGTCGTATCGTAATAGAAAACTGGGATGGAGCAAGAAAGTTTTGTCATGCCATTCTTCCTTATGTAATCGAGAAGAAACGTCATATTGCGATAGTATTCAAGATTTTCCAATTAAGAACAAAAGTGGCCTTGAATGATGAGATGTTTATCTCTCATACTGCCGAATTTGACGCTTTGCGGCAAGAACTTCATGCTCTAGCCAACAAAGGGCCGTCCCTTAAGAGAGAGTGGGAAAACACCTTTAAATAGTTCCCTCACCCTAATCATGTTAGTATGGCACAGCCCCCAGATGAAGGAGTCATTCCTAGAGACCCAACAGTTTGGAATTACATTGAACCGAGTGCTCCTGCTCCAGAACCAGAGGCCCAACCACTAAGTCCTGAGACAGCACAATCTACACCTGCTCCTTACGATACAATAAATGTTGCTTTGGACGGATGGGAATATCGCATCTTCACAGAATGGTTGGGCGAAGACGAGATAGAGCAAAAGAAGAATGTGGACATCTTCCTTGACATACTTAAAAAGTATGACTCCTCTGCGTCAGCCACTCATGAGAAATCTAAGAAACATTCCGGCTACTCTTGGGTATTTCGTTTCGGCTTGCTTGGCGACCCTGCAAACGTGACAGAAGCAATCGAGAATACCGATGCCCAACTCCTTAGTATGACCTCAAATTGGAAAGTAAAAAACGGAACAGCGAAAGCACTTGTGAAAAGGATGGATGGAACAGAAGACGTTTACGAACTTCCTCCAGACCTAATCTCTTCCGACATCGCCACCACCATGTATAGACTTCTAGACTTGGTGCAAACTGGCGGGACTAAACCATCCCCTGAGACTGAATCCAGAACCTCAGAACTCCGCCAAATGACATCTCCCGATTCTGATGAGTATTGCACAGAGCATAATAAGACGGGTGCAGAACACACCGATGAAGAGAGAGAACAAGACATATTAGGAGCAAAAGGAGAGGAAGGCTATCCAGAGGACAGAGTTGATATGAAATTGTCATACCCCTCAAGACCAGAACCAGTGCCAGAGCCAGAAGAGAAAGAACCGCTTATAGACATTCCGAGTCTTGTTGAAGGTATACAAAGAGGAGAGAAAGAGGACGAGGCTGGTCACAAGTGCCCAAATTGTGGGTCATACAATACCACCCCAATAAACGAAGCAAAAACTCAATACAGATGTCTGGACTGTCACGAGCCTTGGGAGTGTGAGAAATGCACCAAAGATTGGGAGAAGAGTGAAGATGATGGCATCGCTAGTCTTGAGTCAGAATTAGAAGGTTTAGAGACTGCCATTCAGAGCATGGACTTTGGAAATAAGAGTTGGACTCCGGGCTATCAGGCCGTTCCAAAGGCTCTGACTGAAGGTAAAGAGCCATTCAAACACAAACCAATCAAACCACGAATGGGAGACCTGCCCGGTTCCGAGACCACTGAATTTGACGAAACTGGAAGACCCAAGCAATATCCCTATCTTGAACAAGAACCCATGCCAGAGCCAGAGCCGCAACCCGACTGGGGCAGATGGAAAAAGGACGTAGATACCTACAGCACAGAGATGTCCAATCTCATTGACACCGTTCTCAAAATCGGAGACGACCCAACAGGGACTCCTGAGGCGATAGAAAAGACTGGAAAGGTAGCCGCAGACAGAATGAAAGAGATTGTGGATTGGGCAACAGAGTTGCTTGAGAAGGTCACAAAACAGATGGAAACCTCTCTAGACGCAGGCCCAGACCCAGAGTATATCATAGACAGTCTCCAGAACATGATTGACTACGGGAACCGTTTCCATATGCTTCTCATCCAAAGTCAAGAGAAGGCTAAGACGATGAGCATCCCACAGTAGTCAAATCTTTAAATACTAAGAGAGACATACCCTTGCCATGAGTCTTCCAGATGAAGTTCCAAAGACTGAGGCTCAGGTCATGGAGGTAATGAGAAACCTATTCTCATCCACATATGCTCTCGATAAACCCGACAGAGAACTTGTTTTCCGTCTCATGCAATATGGGAAGGATAAGGTCGGATTGGAGAAGGAAGAGATAGCCCTGCTCCAAGCGAAAGGACTGATGGATAAGGACGAGACTTTCCTCATTCCAGATGAGTTCTGGTTCAGAGGCTTGGTAACGCCTTCCTTCTGGCTTAAGTGTTTGTTGGCCTTTCACGATTTGTTGGACTTCACCGGACTCCAAGGGGAAGAGAAGAAATGAAACTCCACCCACAGGATTGGGTTGCCATCGTTTCAATCGTCTCAGACATAGTGATAGGAGCCGTCTTCTTTACTATGGGCAATATCCCAATGTCACTGTTCGCCATCGCTGGAAGCATCGTACCAGTCGTGCTCGTGGACTACTACGAAGACCGCTTCTACAGAAGGGGAGGAAAGATTACTTGGCTTGACTTCATGCAAATTCGGGATTTGATGGCCCACGGAAACAACTTTGAGGCCATAAAGTTTACCATGAAACGAGCCTTCAACATGGACGAAAAGGAGATTCTTGTCCTCAAACCAGAGGAGTTCGCAAACCTTATGAGCAAGTTGCGTGTAGAACAACGCAAAGATGAGACATAATGGCTTGGCTTCCACCCGACTTCTCTGAAGCCCTACAGGGGCTAGAGACCGAAAAGTATGTGTTCGTGAAGTGTTTAGTATGCCAATCGGTCTACAGGTGGGGCATCTATGGCTTTCAAGAGGGGGCTGTCCACTGCCCGATTTGCGGGGCTGTAACTTGGAATCCTAAACTGGTAAGCAAGATGGACTACCTCCACTTCCTACAGAAGATGGGAAGCGTAAAGAATCTAGCAGACTTACAGAAGAAACTCTGGGACTACAGACGAAATGATGAGAATCAGCAAAGACGCTGAACTACTCACTACTTAGGCCGGAGCAATCTGCTCTTCTGTGGTTAGGAATACGACTACTACACCTACGACAGCCGCTACAAAGACAACGACTGGCCCTGAAACGGCTAGAGGGAGATATGCCGGAAGTATGGCTCCTAGCAATGCCCCTAGTGCAGTTACGACACCTATACACAGACCAAGGATTGGCTTACTCACGGATAGAGTTGTGGTCATGTCTTCTTCTTACGTTTGCTTCCCTTATAAGCATTCTGTAGTATCTCTTTCTTCATCTTTCCCATTGCTTTTGCGTAAGGGCCAAAGTCTATGACTGGAAATGGCGTTACAATCATATCTGGCTTGGGTTGTGGAAGGTAGTTCGTAACGCCATCGGCTAACTCCTTAGGAAGCAAGCCTCTCTCTATCATCTCTTCAGTGTGGATAATACAAGCGATGTTCCACAGGGCGGCTGAAAGGTGGTCTTCCTCTCTATATCCCTCTCTCCATTCGTTGAGATGGCGTAGAGCACTGTCCAAGAATCGAGTAATGGGAATCCCTTTCTCCCAGTTGCGGTCTCCATACTTCCGTGCCCCGTTCTCATAGTGCTTGGCCAACCTTCGGAGAACTATCGGTGAGATAAGGTCATAACGTCCCTTACCACATTGAATGTCTCGCACTGCTCCCGTTTTGAACTTTTGTCTCGTTCCTGAGTCTTTGACCTCTTCGTATTCAGTCATTTGCTCTTCCCCCTTGCCAGATTGAATGAGGCGATGAACTCATCAACACTGGTGAAGATGGCTGTAGCATAATACACCAACCACGGATGCCCCATCTTGGTCTTATCTTCAATTATGATGTAAACAGGATGATGAAGAACTTTGCTGGCATAGAAGACTTCCATCGGTGTCCCAACTGAAATTTTGTCCGTGAAGAACGCAACAACACCATCGGTCTTTCGTATGGCTCGAAGGTCACGTTCCACCACAACTTTCGGAACGTTGGCTTTCAATCCCCATCTAGACCACTTCTGTCGTTCTGCTTTGTCCTTTAACTTCTCCTTCTTGGATAACTTGTCGAAACGTTTAACATCGGTTCGCCCTTCAACATCATAGAAAGGATTGACCAACTTAAGCCCTGTCTTCTTCTCTATCTGTAGTTCTTCCTTACGGAGCCGAAGCCTATCTCCGAAGGGATGGGCCATATACAGTGTGTGAATCCGTTTCATGGCTTACCCCTCGCATCCAAAGTATAAAAGGATTCTGTTCCCCCAATCTTTATATAGGTCGCAAACGGTAAGTATGCTATCTTGGTAAAGGAATGGAAAAAGTTGATTAGCACGGCTCATGCGACCACCCGTATTGCTCACATCAATGCTGACTTGATTCGAGAACTCATTCCAAACGCCACTGCAAAGACTCCGCTTCGTGGTAAATGGACTGTCGAACAGAGAGGAGATAAGAAGGTTCTGATTCTAGAGATACACGAGAGCGAGTGAGAGAATGGCCGAACCCCAACCGAAGACGAGGCATCGTGAGCCGCAACATCGGACACTATTCGTCCCTATAGAAGACCTCAACCTGAATACACCAGAAGGGCAGGATGAGTTGTTGAAACGGATGCAGACGCTTCTTGCCACTCACGACCACAATGGCCTAGACTTGAATGCCTTCAAGATTCTGCAAGCCACCGTAAAGACCAAGACCGACCTGAACGTGCTAAGACTCTTTACCGAGATGAAGAAAGAAATGGACGCATGGAAGGCCCGTCAAGAAGCAAATGAGAAGAATCCTTAAATACTTAGCCACTATAGGTATGCCGTCATGAAGGGAGAAAGAGAGGAAAGACGATACTACTTCTGGAGAACGATAACAGGGACGATTTCAGCAGTGGGCACGATACTCGTTCTCTTGAAGGTCTTTGGAATAATCTAGGCTTCCGTCATGAAGGGCACGCCTGACTCATCCTTCGGCTCTTCGAGGTCATACTCTTCTGAAGTCTCGTCAGCCGGATTCCCCTTATGCTTCTCGCTCTCGTAAGTGGAGCCTAACTCGCTCTGAGTCTCTGGAGTCGTAATCATCGCATCGCCATCTGGCGTGGTGATGTAACCGCCATACTCAGTCTCGACCACCAATCCTTGGTCTATCAGACTCTTCACGACTGGCTTGACCTTTGGCGTTCCTTCCTTCACAGCATCCATTATTGCGTCATGGAGTTCAGAATCCTTCTCCTGAATCTCAAAGGCGATGTCGGCCATGCTTGCTGGCCCACCATACTCTTCTTTGTAGTGGGCAATCTGAAAGAGCACTTCGGCTTCGAGGTCTAAGTCATCTCCACCTTCCAAGCCCGTCTCTGGAGCCATCTCCGGTTCCTTTGGCTTCTCCACAGGCTCTTCAACTGGTTCTGCGTTTACCTCTGCCATAGGATAGGAGTAGTCAAGGTTATATATTAGGCTTGCGTTTACAGTAGTAGGATGAGCACTAACACTCCGGTTCCCTACTGTAACACTCAGGACATCGTAAAGCAGTTGGGCTTACAACAGTCCACCACTGACCCTAGCAAGTATATGGTCTGGCAGATTCCGACCAGCACCGACATCATCAACACCTTCGTAAAGCAGGCCAACGAACAGACCACTTCACTCTTTGGAGACCTCACTCAATCTTATTCATACGGACTCGCCAAGCAGTATGCGACATGGAGAGCCGTTCTCAATCTAATTGAAACGATGACCGTGAACTGGGTGATTGCTGGTATGCCTGTAACAGTAGGCGACATCAGTTTCAGTCGTCTCGGAGCCATGCAAGCGGCAACCGTTGAACTTAAGGAGAACGCAATCAGAGAGTTGGCGAGACTCTACATCATGTTGTCCGAGTTCAGTTTCCCCAACAACTACCATAGCCCAAGCCCGTTTGTGGATACGGGAGGTCAGATGTTCTTCTCTTAGGTGGTATAGTTGACCAATTACACGGTTGCGGCCTTTGACGGAACACCCGGCACTAATGCGACTACTGTAGACTCTTACACAATTGGAAACACATCCTTCACCCTCCAATTCCTAATACGCAGACCTGTTGCCCCGGCTAGTGATGTTCCGTGGAAGTTCCTTACTACGCTTGGATATATGTGGCTCCAAGAAATTGGTAGTGGTTTTGCCAACATAAAAGAGATACGTTGGGATACTCATGATTCTTCATTTGGCAACTTAGCCGCCTCTAATGACCATTGGATATTCTATTCCTATGCCTATGATATGGTTGCACACACAGTAACTCTACTAATGTCAGATGTCACAGATGTAGGTAATTCAAATAACATAGATGTGACAGCATATTCAGTTTTGAACTCAGTTCCAGCCGCACCCTTTGGCCCTTTCTCTTCTGGCACTAACCCCTTCAACTTGGGAGACAATGGGTTTAATTTTGCGGGAAGAATATTTGGTGGAGCGGCCTACAATACGACCCATGCAATTGATGATACTACCGCAAAGACCGACATTATGAAAATAGTCAATAGCACTGTTTCAGCCGACAGCATCTATCTGTTTAACGGAGAAGGCGGCCAGATAGAGGAGTATAAAACGGGACACAACCTCAGTCCGGTAGGCGGAATAACCTTCCCAATAATTACTCTTACCCCACCCCCTACTTTAGTCACAATTACAGATAGTGCAACTGCAACCGATTCTGTCTCCACTCTCATAAGTGGAATTAGTATAACAGACTTCGCTCTTGCAACTGATAGTGTGATTAGTTACAAACCTACGATTATCACAGACTTTGCCTATGCCGAAGACAACATCTCAATTAACAGAGGCACAACCGTAATCTGTGGAACACCCTCTGGAGCCATTCCTCTAACACCAATGGAGAAAGACTACATCAACCTCAGTTACCAGCAGATAATAGACATGAGTGGACTTCCCATTACCTACAGGATTGCGACAATAGTTGGCGAAGACGCATACGAGCATCCCATCATCACCTACACCGACAAAACCATCGTAGCCTTCGTCACCATCCTCAGAAACGATGAGTATGAGTATGTTGAGCCGGGATTCCTGCCCAATCACTACGCCAGTATGTGGGTCTACTGCGTGACTCCACAAGTGGGAGACCATGTAGTATGGCAAGGGATTGAGTGGGAAGTAAGGAACTCCATACCTAAGGTGATAGGTGGCGATACCGTCTACTATCAAACCATCCTCAGAAGGGTGCTTGCTCGTCTACCACTTACAGGAGAGCCGGGAGATGGAACTAACTTAGGCGATACAACAGGGACAGGCGGAACCCTTATATCCGGTGGCGTTCAATATCCACCCGAAGGCGACCCATAATGGTGCTAATCTCTCAACCGCCAACCGGGATAGACCCTATCCTCTTTCTACAGAACTTACTAGAAGGTTTCGTCTTTGACGAGAAGGGAAACGTTGTGCCCTTAGGAACCGTCTTTCCAAAGTCCATAAACAAACTGCCAAGAGTGATTGTCAACCAAAAGACAGAAGAGATGAAGTTCATCAGTATCCCTGCTCTCAGACGTAGGTGGACTACGCCCTTCACCCTCGAATGTTGGGCCTTGAGCGTGGAGCAGAGATACGCCATAAAGCAAAGTCTTATGGCCAGATTGGATACACTTACTGGCAACCCCGGAGTGCAACTTGCAGATAACTACGTCTATATGTGGTTCAAGATTCATGAGCCAAAAGACCAGCCGAGCAGATTTGGACAGCCCGTATTCACGATAGGTTTCGAGGTTACTCTGGTTTACGATACCCTAACCGGAAGTGTGCCCCCATGATAACAAGAGAGCAAGTTCCAATAGTCAATACAGGTGCTCTGTTTATTCCATCCTAACATCCTCTACAGAGAGGAGTGCTTTGGCCAATTAGCACAATCTTTATATGTTAGCAAAGGATATACCAACATATGTCTCGTTGTCGTGTCTGCAAAATTGAACTTACGTCAGAGAACTGGTTTCTCTCGAAACAAAAGGCTCATTCCTACATCTGTAAATCGTGCCATAATACCTACAATCGAAAGAACGTGGCAAAACACTTACCAGAAATCAAAGCAAAAAAGAAACGTTACCGAGAACAAAATAGAGAGAGAATAAGAGAAGGTTGGATAGAGTGGTTCAGAAAACTAAAATACAAGGCCCTATGTTTTGTTTCTGGCACAGACCCGCCTCAGTGTGCTAATCCTTATGGTATGCACGAGCCTAATTGTCCTCTTCTAACCGCTATAGAGAGTCTTTCAATAGATTATATTGCTGGTGGTCATAAGAGAAAGAACCTTCCTTTCAGTGCACCACTCTATTCTAAAATTCTAAAGGAAAAGAAATTTGGAGAATGGCAAGTCTTGTGTATGTGCTGTCAATTCATCAAACGATACAAAAATCACGAAATACCAAGTCATGTTGTTAGTTCAACAGAGTTGACCGCTAACAACGCATGAGCCAACTCATCAAAGTAGGGGCTGTTCACCAACCCACCCACCAAAGAATACTTCTCGGCCAACTCGCCCACAAGCGTTACAACGTCCTCATCGTCCACCACTTCCGACCCACAGTAGATGGCCATCGGAGCCTTAGTCTCCTTACAAAAGACGAAGTTGTAGTCAAGAACTCTTGCAATGTGCTTAGTGTGCTTACAATCCTCGTGGTTCCCTTCAAATAGCAAAACATAATGACCATCACTCGCCTTGGCCCCAGATAGCCTCATAAGGGATATACGGTATACACCTTATTTAAACATTCGCAACACAACCTTTAATAAGGGTGCGGAGAAGGGGTATGTTCATGTATAACGCAGAAATCAACCGAGAATGGGGCACTGAGGTCTATCCGTTAATCCTCACGCCAACGATGAAGGAACTGCAACTCAGCAAAGGGACTGTTTGGAAGAACACAGTAGACAAGAAGGGCAAAGTCATAAGTGATATGGCAGACCGCCTCACTAGAAAGACAGGCATCAAACCGAAGGGCACTCACTTCAAGATGGACGTAGGCCAAAGGAAGGTAGGGCTGAACGAGTTGCTGGTCATCCACGCCAAAGAGGACGGCCTGAACGACTTTACTAAGAGAGTCGAACTGATGGCTATCCCCATGAAGAGCGTAAGGAACCGGAAGTAGGAACACCTTTAAATAGTCCAATCTCCCTTATTTACTTGAGATGCCATTCGCTGATTACAAGGACTTTAAGGACTGTGTGGCGAAGAATAAAGATAAAGACTCGCCTGACGCTTACTGCGGTTACATCAAACATCAAGTTGAAGGCGGAAAAAAGAAAGAGGAAGTTTGTGTTGAATGCGAAGAGCATGAGGCTTACCACCTTGAGGAAGAGGTCAAGAGGATGGAAGAGGCAATGCCCTATCCGTGTGAGTATTGCTCACTGAAGTTCCCAAGTTACGAGGCTCGTGCCGAGCACATGGGTATTGACCATCCAGACAAGTTCCCACATCAAGAAGAGGCCAATGCTGAAGAAATCAACAGACTACGCTTCCTGAATCAGAAGGAAGTGGACTACGGCCTGCCGCCAGATGAGACGGCTGAACGAGATGGCCTTATGAAGAAACTCTATCCCAACGTTGGAAAGGAAGGGCCAGCCGCATTGGGAGAAGAAGGGAGAAAAGAGCCACACACAATGTGGAACCGTGGGCGACTTCCGAGGGGAGCAGAACACACTTTGGAAAAAGTAGGTGGGCCAGAAGCGTTGGGTGCACCTGAAAGTGAGTTGGAAAAGGCCAAAGCCGAGTTCCTAGATACTCTCACAGCAACGGTTGACCTAATGACAGTAATGGCAAAAGACACTGGCTATATGAGCGTCTCTGAGAAGGTAAGCCCTACCAAACCAACCTATATGTATGAGGTCAAGCAACCGATGGCCGATGTCTTTGTAAAGCAGGCAGGTGGCTTAGAAGTGAAAGTCAACTGGTTCAACGAGAGTATGGCCGAACTTCAGGACATCGTAAAGAGTGCCAACAAGTTCTTCACTGATGCTGGTTGGAACTCCAAAGAGGTAGTAAGGGAGTATGAGAAGCACAAGAAGAAGTGGGGCAAGGACTGGGATTAAATGATAACCGCATCTTCGTCTACTGTGTATGTGCCATTACCACCTTGCCGAGTCTGTAGTGGAACGGGAATAGTCTATGGCTTGGATGGAAGACCCTATCTCTGCCCAAAGTGCAATGGTGAAGGAACACCTATGCCTACTTATCCAACACCAATCTATTGGTGTCAACCACCGTATGAGATTGGAGACCCCATAGGCCAAGAGCCGATTACCGTCTGCTGAAGTCCTTATATAGTTCCTCTACCTTAATTCTACTTGTATGTCTAAGGATGAGGCTTACGGTAAGACGACTCCATATGCCACCTGTCCTATCTGTAGTGATATAATGCTAACTGAAGAGTATGACGACCACATGATACACAGTCACAACCAAGAACAACGAGACACGCTCACCAGACAAAAAAAAGATGAAGGGCCACAAGGCCATTTCTATGGCGATGTCTGGTGGAAGTATGAAGCAGACCCAGAACTAGACCAAATCAATCCAGACTATTGGGACATTATCTCCAACGAAGCATGGGAAGGAGAGGGATGTGAGATATGTCGGGAGATAGTCCAAAACGTAGAGCAAATGGATGGAAAGTATTTCATCTATGCGACCCCAGAACAAGAGCAACACATGACCGAGATGTTTGGTGTTGCACCCGGCCCAGAAGAGGCGACATCGGGTTATCTCGACCCTTCAGACCCCAAATGGACACAGGGAACAGTTCCACACATCCAAGAGTGGCATCAGAAACATCCCGGTGGCAAAGGTGGAGGAACGTTTGGGCCACAGTCAGGAATGACAAGAGGAGAGCCTACTCGTGACGAATGGAGTCCCGGTTCCTACCTTGATGAACTTGGTATACCTTGGACTCATAAAAAGAAGTTGAGCGAAATAGACCATGCTGAAACAAGTGAACACTCCACAATAAGAGAGGGGGAACCGGGTCATCCACTGATTGAGTATGACATCTTTCTAGAAGATGGTAGTTACATTGCCATTGAAACTTCTCCCGGTTGGCATAAAGGTGGGCCAAGTGAAGGTAGTTTTCCAAGGGTCACTTTCGATGACGAATACAAAGCCGAATTTGCCAAGAAAAATGGTATTGACTTTATCACAGTTGACCCCAAACAGGACAATGTAAAATTCATCAATAGGGAATTGGTTCCCCGACTACAATCGTTAGGGTATGATGCTGAAGAAGTAGGTGCAGGAGAGTTGACAGGAGACATACCGATTCCACCTGTAAAGGGCGAAGAGAAGGAAAGACTGATATGGTGTGGCGATTGTGGTAGCCTCTTCGAGACCAAGCCAGAATTGACCAAGCACTTCCAACAGACCGGACACAGTTCTGTAGGCGAAGGAACGGCAGAGAAAGTAGAAGACAAAGGAGACTACTTCGATAAAGAGATTTACTTGGACAATGGCTATGGCTTCAACTTCACCACAACCATTAGTTATCCAATAGACCCTGCTCTTCCTATGCTGATTGATAGTAAGACCAAAGAAGAATTGGAGAAAGAGAGAGATGAACTCATAAAAACAATAACAATGGCCATAAATAGAGCCGTTGCAGAAGACCCTCAAGAATTAACAGATGAGGATATAGAGGAGATTGTAAACTATATGACTGCCTACGATAGAGTTCTCCCTAAGAATCTACAAATGATTGCAGACGAACTTACCGTTGCAAGAGACAGTGTTGTGGCCAATAATGCTAATGCAGTTGTAGAGATAGAGATGCTTTTACAGGCTCTAAATGATGCTGAAGGCGTTGCACCTGAAGACATGGGAGTGGAACTAGAAGACTTGGAAGACATACCTGATGTAGAAAAGGTAGAAGAGTTTGAGAAGGGCAACCCCTTCAACCAGCAATATATCTACCGAGAAAAGGCAGGATACGATTGGGATTACAACGTGAAGTATAGAGAGAAGCCCATCCTTGAAGAGCAAATTGATGTTCCAGAAGGCGTAGTTCCACCCGAAGGATATGCAAGACAAACCGATGAAGAAACAGCCTACAGTATTGTAGAGCACTTGAAGGAAGGGCCAGAGGCTTTTGATTCGTGGAAAGAGTTCGTAGAACACTTCCAATATTTGGCAGACATCAACTATCTCTCTCTTCTACAACCCCCTATTGTGTCTGAAGAGTTCTACCAAACCTACAAGCCTCTCATAGATGGGGCAAGCAGACAGATGACTAGATACCCTGACCTTAAAGAGCAGTCTGGAATCAATCAGAACATTCCCACTGGCAAATATACCACTGTAGAACCTCTAGCCCTAGACCAGTCCCAGAACGTGCCCAGATACCCAGAGCGTGGGAAGGTCAACACCATAGAACAGGAAAGTGGTGGAGAAGAGTTGGCGGCTGACAGCCACCTGTTCCAAGAACAGGAAGAGGGCGGAGTTTACCTAGCCTGTCCGAAATGCACTGGCAGTGGTGGTCTCTACGATAAGAGAAATGATAGATGGATTCCCTGTCCAGTGTGCGGTGGGACGGGCCACGGAGAGAAGCAGTTCGATTGGCCAGAGGATGTGAGAGATGTGAAGAGCGAAGGACGATGGGACAGGCCACAAATTCCCGACCCTAAGAGAGCAAAACAATTGGAAGACTGTCAGAAGATAGTAAACGAAGTAACGGATGCTATCACAAAAGCAATTGAAGAAGGCGAACTTACCTCAATGGAAAGCGATACGATGATTAACTACTTGGCCGAAATCCAAGACGCACTTGCAAGGGAGAACATTGAAGAAGCAGCCTCTATCATACGCAAGATGACAGAACTTGTAGATAGAAAGACTGCAACTATGTCTGAACCCCAAGCCGAGTTAGGAGAGCCGTAACGTGGTAGCACTTTCCATTGAAAAAATGACCCTCACAATCACAACTACTTATCCTATCAATCTTATTGTAGAAGACATTATGCCAAATGTTTGAGTATCGTTTAGAGGGAACCCTAGCAAAAATCAGGTCTCCTTCCTGAAGCACCTCTATCCTATCAAGAAGACTTTGGCTTACCGAGTCCAAGACCCCTCAACCTCGCCTGCTTTTCTGCTTCAGTCTCAAAGGGCATGACGACTCCTTCCTCATATCTCATCCCCTCTTCAGCCGTCTGAGACTCTGAAGTGACTGGAGTAATTTCGCCAAGTCCGCCACCCGTCTCATAGACGATGCACTCTGGCCTCTGATGGTCGAGGTCGTCCTGCGTGGTCTTGATAGTGACATGGTGCGTCACACATACTTTCTCCATATCTATCGGAATGGTATGGTTGGGAGTGCTATATAAAGATTCTAAGAGTCCTCTTCCGGCTCCTCAATCTTCGTCTCGAAGTCCTCAATCTTGAGAGGCTTCTTGGTCGTGTAATCAATCATTTCTTCTTCTGGCTTTATCCATCCCTTCTCAAGTTGGATAGACCTAGCCAAGAGATAGAAGATGGTGGCAATGGCCTTTGCACCCGCATTGTTAGCCGGGATACAGAAGTCTACGTCCTCGAAGGTGGCGTTGGTGTTGCAGATGGCTATCACTGGAATGCCGACATCTCCAGCCTCCTTCATGGCCCTTCGGTCTCCCCTTATGGCTTCGCCTATCTTCTTTGGTATGCCATTGGTCGGGTCAGAGACAATCAACACATTGGCATCAATGTAGTATTGGGATTGGGCATTCGTGAGACAACCGGGCATGAAGCGATGGAAGACGGTGGGTATGAGAGTGGCCCTCTTGAATGCCGTAAGAGCGTTCTCGAACCTCGCATCGGTGGCATAGAGCACAGCACTTTCGGACTTGACTATGAACTTGCCAGCCGAGTCCAGTCGAGTGAGGATGGCGTTCACATCCAAGATGGGATTGCCGCTTGGAGCATATTCGGTAACAAATTGGGTCATGTCTCTAGTCACTGCTCCTCTGATTCCCAAGTGTATTCCGGTGGCCTTTAGAGGCTCTTCTGTGAGGGTCTTGGGCAGGATGTGACTCATTGCTTTTCACCTATCATCTCTAATATCACATCAGGACAAATATGGTCATCTTGTGGCTTATACTCATTAGCCAACTTTTTAAGACCATTCAATTTTTCATGTGCCCAGAATTTGCATTCAGATTCGGGGACGGGTTTGCTTGAAGCAAAATCGAGCCAATGATATTCCAATTCGACTGCTTTCCCCATTGAGTCAATACACTTCTGGCAGTAACTCATTTCTTTGGTTCCACCCGCATTACATAAGTGTAGAAGTAAATCGTTGAACCGTCTTTGGTAGTCCCTTCGAGATGACCCCCTGCATATGGATGGCCTTCCGTTGAATCAGTCTCACACACCATCTCCAACTTTACTATCTCTACTCTTTCTCCTATTTTCATGTCTTACTCGCCTCTACCGACTTGAGATAATCTATTACTTTAGGTAATAGTCCAGATTCTACCAGTCCCACAAGAACATTACACCGATTACAAATGATTCCTCGCACTTTATTGGTCTTATGGTCGTGGTCAACACATGGTTCTTTCTTACCAACAAAATCTTCACCACAGATTTTACACTTATTGTGCTGATTCTGTATCATCTTCGTGACATCCTCTATCGTCAATCCATACTTTGTTTTGAAATGCCAACGTCTACTATCTAGTCTTGCCGCCTCAATGTGAGCATTCCTATAGTTCTGACTTCCTCTTTTCACCATCTCATAATAACCTTTATGCTCTTGCGACAAACAAGACTCCGAGGGCTTACGAGATGTTCCCCTTTTACAACTTTTACAGATAGAGCGATAGTATGTCTTTCCATTCTTGCTTACAAGTTTAACTGTGTTGTATTTGCTCATGTTCTATCCCTTAGAGAGTTCTACCGACCTCACCAAATCATCGAGTATGGCCTCAATGTTGTTGGTATGAGTCTTGGCAGAGCCAGCAGGCTTTATGCCACCACCTTCCATAATGGCTGGATTGGCACATCTGAAGACCCGCCCTATGTGGAGTTTGCCGTCCCTTCCACCCCTACCAGAGACATGAACCCCATACTCAGGGATGTTGTTGATAACGAACCAAGTCTTATGGTTGGCGTTGCTCAACTTACTACATAGAGCAGAACCCATGTTCCACTTATGACTGATGATGGTCACACCAAAGTCAGGATAGTCAAGTTGGGTATAGTTGCCTCGCTTCTCTACATCTCCCTTGTTCTTTCTATAGTTTACGGTAAGTTCCAGAAGCATCTTAAGATTGGGACTTACTGTCCACCCACCCACGGCTTCTTTATTGACATACTCGTAAAAACCGAGCCAATTAGGAATCTGCTCCATCTCCTTCATCGCTTCATAGCAGACGGGTGGAGCCTTGTTGTATATCATGCGTCTAGGGTTGTGGAAGAGTTGGGCGTAAAACGCTAGGATGCTCCAATCGTAACTGCTATTCAGAGCCTTGGAAGCAAGCAAGCCCCGCATGGAAGGATGCTTGTCTAGAAGTTCTTGGAAGAGAGGGCCGCCCTCTTTGGTCTCGGTTGCGACATCTCCTTCTAATCCTATCAAAGCCCATTTGTCCATGTTGACCAAAGGCCAATTGAACTTCTTGACAAAGTTGTAGGCTATACCAGTGGTGCAGTTTTCGGTGGATGATTCGTAGTAGAAGAAGGGCAGGTTGGGAAAGACAAACTTAGCCCTCACGTTCTCCAACATCTTGACAAAGATGCCAAAATTATCTTGGTCTTCCACTTCAGGGTCGGGTGGGTGGTTGTCTAGAATGATGGTATTGATGCCATTGGCTAAAAAGGCTGTGGCATAGTTCAACATATCCATGCCGCTTCCAATGTCCAGAATGAAGACCGTTGCTGGCTTCAGGTCAAGAATGTCTGAGACATTAGAATCGGTCATCCCAAAGATGTCCCAGTCTTGCCACATGACAGTATGCGTGGCCTTAGGGTGCATCTGTGTAACGGCATTATGGATGATGCGAGTGGCCATCATTCCATCAGTATCTTCATCGCTGAAGATGACGGTATCAGTGTTTGTGTTGCTCATACCAGACCCTTAGTAACCAACCTATAAAAAGATTCTACTTCTTCTCGGAGAACGGCCCAATCTTCTGAATCTTGAATTGTTCAAAAAGACACTCTCTCATCTCCGTAGTGTCGCTTTTATGAAGTAGGCGTTTCGTCTTCTCGTCTTGAATGTAGTGATTGCGGTTCTGACAGTAATTCATCTCTGGAAAGTGTGGCTTGTTATTGTCTGAGGTTATCATATGCTCCTCCGCAACCCTTTGATGTAGGGTAGAAGTTTCTCATGGGCCTTCTCCAGAAGGATGACATCCCGCTTGTTGTGCTCCTGAATGTAGTCTCTGGCCTTCGGACTGAGTAGTGCTTGAGTCCAGATGTCTGGGTCAAGGTGCGTCTTAAGCCCTTGCAAGCCCAAGAGGTTGCCCACGTTCTCCAGTCTGTTTCGGCTCAACTTCAGTTTGGACTTCGCCACATAGTAGAGGTCGTGATGGATGACAGAACCATACTCTGGAAAGGCTAGGCCCCACTTCAAAGCACGAGTGCGTATGAAGGGAATGTCGTAACCCGTTCCGTAGTAGGTCACTACCATGTCGAACTTGAGCAAATCCACAAGAAGTTTCTCCATGAGAGGCTTGTCCAACCTCAATGCGTCTATGTCTTTCTGCTCAATTACATTTGAGTAGATAATGTCTTTGCCTCTTACCTTAAAGGCATAAGACAAAAGAACACCGAAGTCCGCATCCAAATTGGTCGCTTCAATGTCGAAGTAACCAACTCGAAAGTCGTTTTCAGTATTCTCTACGAACTTTGTCCAACATTCTGGATGTTCTGTTCCACGGTGGCCGTGAACACAATGCCAATGTTCGGCAACAATCAACAGTTTCTTTGGGTCTTTCATGTTACACTACCACACCCTTCGTTGCCAGCCCTTTTAAGTGTTCTGCTTTATGAAGCCCCTCTACCGTCCCACAATCCAAGTATACACCCTTGGCCTTGACCGCCTTGAATACTGTTCCCTTTAGCATCATTAGTGAGATAACATCACCCATAGTTCCTCTTTGGAATTGGCCATACTTTGAGAGTTGTTTCACCGTAGTCTTCATCATATCTGTGAACACCCAACCCTCTGAATGAACGTTAAGCGTCCCACAAACGTAGGGCGGAGTCTTGATTTTTCCTTTCCAATCGAGGGTTAGAGCAGGTCGTCCAAGCATATCACCCTTCGCCACCACTATTGCGTGTTCTTGTTCCATCAACCTATCCATAAAGTTGAAGTTCTCAAAGTAGGAGTCAATGGCCGAGAAGATGACCTCTGTGAAGACTCGATGAGATGAGAGAGCCGGAAACGCACTGGTCATCCAAAGAGAGGGATTGTTGACCTGACCATTCCTATCTTGCTGGTCTAAAAAGGTGCTGATGCTCTTATCCTTGAAAGTGGTCGTTACATTCTCATGAAGCCAGTTGTTCCACCAACCTTGATTCCACTGATTGTGAACTATCCACACCGTATCTGCTGGCACAGCATCAATAATCCTCTCAAAGAGGCGAAGACCGTTAACGGCCAACAGGTGTTTCTGCACCGCTTCGACTGGATACCCACCAGCCATCAGAACAAGCACACGATTCTGGCTCACTTCATCATCAACCTCTCTCGTGCTCTTTCTAGTATTTTTGTAACGTAGGCGTTGTAGAGGTCAGCCGTGGCTACCTCATTTGTCTCAAACGTGACCTCTGCCGTGGTCATGATGAATCCGTGGTCGTCCAACGTTATGGTTATCTTCATCGCAATCCCTACTCTCCTACCCTATTTAAAGATTCTTGATGCTATGCCAGCATATTCATTCCTTTTCTCACAGTCCAGAAGTCAGACGCTAGGTTGGAATTGATGAGATAGGCATACGGAATGGTGAAGTATCCCTTCTGACCCCATGAACTACCCCATGAGTTGCGACAGATGAATCTTTGGCTGGCATCGTCATATCCGAGACACATTACAGCGTGACCACCCAAGATACTTTCATTCGGCCCCGGCATCGGGACTACACCAGTCTGAGCCACTACATCAGACTCAAAACTACTATAGACGGTGAAACCGAAGACGAAGGGGAAGCCTGCGTCTAGACAAGCCTTTATATCGGCCAACGTAGTGATTCTGAAGTATTGGGTAATCTCGTGTTGAGTTCCTTCAGTATAGGCATTGGCTGGCGGTTGGACGACAAATTTGCTGATGTCGTATGCCCATGTCGCTTCGTAACACGACCCTTGTGATGCAAGAGTAGACGCACCATCACGAAGTTCTGCTCCAGAATCGGTGCTAGTCGTTCCTTCAATAGCCCGTTCATTCCAGTAGATGAAGAGACGAGAGAAGTTGAGTCCCCCTGTCTTCTCCTGAAGACCGTCCTTAATTTCGAGGAACTGAAGTGCTCCAGCCCAAGCATTCGCAGTGCAACTTCCTAAATCGCCTTGGTCTTCGATTGGTGAGTCCTGTGGCCTCAAGTCAACATGATTATTAACGGGTGGAGTTGGAGTTGGCGGGGTCGGAGGCGGTGTCGGTTTTGGGCAGAAACTATTCTTGAGCCAAGTTACGAAATCATCCCATGCTCCTGTCTCAACGACTTCTGCCTTTTTTACTTCTCTCTTCATATCCTGCCCTGCGTGATAGATGAAATCACGAGAGTCTGGATGGTCTTTTCGCCAACCATTGTAGTTATGCTTCTTAGGTTCCTTCTTAGTTTCTGGCATTAAGCCTTAATACCCTTCCTTCCTATTTAAATGTTATCAGAGTCGGGGCACATCCTTCTCTGTATAGGTCAAAACGCTTCGTCCCTTCTCATGTTTGATAGTGAAGACCACTGCTACCAGAACGAGACTCTGGTATTGGCTTTTGATGGTCTTGAAGAGTTGAGTGGCATAGGCTTGAGGATTAGCCCTACTCTCCTGAGAGATACCCATCATCATCGTATAGAGGTCAAGTCGAGTCTTCCACACGACCTTAGGTTCAATCTCCTTCTCTCTCATCTTAGGAATGTCTACCACAAGAGCGACTTCTGGCTCCCCATCGTAGGTGTAAGTAAGTTGCATGGCAAGTTTATATACGGGGCCACCTATTAAAGGATTATGGCAGTTGGCTCGGCATTCGGCACTCAGGAAAACCCGGTATTCTGGCGTATCTCAACAGACATGAATCCTGCTCATAAGACGCTTCAGATTCAGTCGGACACTGCCGTAGTCTATGTCTTCCACGATGAAAACTCTGGCCCGCTAGGTGAGGCACAAGCCCCAGATGGAACATGGAGTCCATTCGTAGCAACAATAACCTTCGATATACCCTATCCAGCCACCGTTGAAGTAAACGTGTTAGATGCGGCCAGCCATCAATCATTAGGAACAGGTCAACTAGAACTCTTCGGATTAGATGTCTTCAAGATGAGAGTTACCTACACGAGCAACAACCCTGCTTCACACGGTTACATTGATGCCATGATTAACGGGAACCGCCAAACCGTCTATGGACAGAACTACATACAACAGGAGTTCTACAACGAGGACGTTTGGACGAGGGGAAGCGATGGGTAAAAGTATGGATTCCGGTAAAAAGACTTATATAGTTACCACTGCCTAGTATAGTCCATGACCAAAGGACATGGATGGAAATCAAAATATGGTAGAAACTGGTATATTGAACATAGAGACGAGCAACTTTTGAAAATGAAAGCATGGCGAGAAGCAAATCCAGAGAAGATGAAAGCGGCTCATCAACGATGGAATGCTACTCATAAAGAACAGAACAAACAAACCCATAAAGAGTATCGTAAAAAGAATCGAGACCGTGTGCGTGGATGGAAGAACGACTGGTATGAGAAACATCCAGAGAGGAAGAAAAGTATAGACAGAAATACTTACTTCAAAAGAGAACATGGTATAACTCTAGAGACGTATGAGAGAATGATACAAGAGAGAAATAATAAATGCGATATATGCGGTAGCGAATGTAACAAGACAACTTCTTCTGGTAAGAAGTTAGAACCGTGTGTAGACCATAACCACAAGACAAATGAACTAAGAGGATTGCTTTGTACTCGCTGTAATCAAACACTTGGTAAAGTAGAGGACAACACCGAGTTGCTCTCTAAGATGATAGACTATCTCAATAGAACGAGAGGAAGCGGCAACTAACTACTCTTTCGGATTGTGTATCAGAGTCTTCCAATACTCTCCTCTATCAACCAGATAGCCCGACCCATGACACTGAGGACAGGGCTTCAGACCCTCTGGAGTGGCTGTCTGCAACTGTTCAGCATTGGCTAAGATAGTTGTGGTTCTCGCCACAAATTTCTCAATGGCATCGAACTCGTCTGCCACCGCATCACCCGAACATCTGGGACATATCGCCCAGACTCTCTTTCTGTTCCTTCGCAAACTGTTCAACTAACGTGGCTTGGAAGAGCGTCCTCATAAGGATGACCTTGCATTCTGCTAACCAGTGCTCCTTCTCCACTAGGTCATAGAGTTCGATGATTTCGGCTGGTTTCATGTCAGGATGTAAAGTGGAGGCAAACTCCACAAGACTCCTCTCCATCGCCTTATCCACTATTCCAGTATACTTACCCATGCTCACCCTATCCTTTCCTAAGTATTTAAGTGTTCAGTTTTTAGAACTTTCTCAGAATCCTTATTAACTCTGCTTAACATAGCGAGCCTATGGCACGCCTCCCCTATATGCGAGCCACCAACTCTCTGGGTTCACTGGGCGGAGAAGAAGTCGAAGATGCCAAATAAGCAAGAACAAATCTGAACACTATGGTTCACTGGGGAATCCTTCTTAATAGTGTAGGTATGGGGCCGAGCCGTAAGGCTGAAATGTTTATATAGTCAGCCGAGTATGGGTAGGCGATGAGCACATCAACAACCCATTATGAGGGCTATTGGATAAAGGAACCAATATGGAAAATCTTAGAGACCTTTCTTATTGAGAAAGGATATAGTCAATCTGTAGCACACAGAGCCGCAGTAGAGGAAATGTCCGTTCTTTGTGAGAGAGCCGAACACAGAGCAGAAGCAATAGTCGCAAGTGAGACAAAATGAGCACACCAGCCCCACCTGAGAAAGAACACTATCCTGCATTTGAAGATAGTGACATCGTAGTTCTAGAAGGGAAAACCATGAGTAAAGGTAATGGTTGGTGGCAAGCAGTTTTGTTAGTTAAGACTTATGGAAAACTTCAGTGTAAACTTTACCTTTGGCAAGAAAGGCAAGATAAAACAACAGGTCAAAAGGTTTGGAAACGAAAGCAAAGTTGGACTATTAATTCATACAATTGGACAGATACACAAAAAGTCATTAACGAATTTCTAGAGAAGCGTAAGACGATGAAAATATGAATCATACTGATTATACAAGAGAATGGGGTCGCAAACATCCTGAATCTAAGAAAAATTCACATCTAAAGAGTAGATACGGAATTACTCTTGACCAATTCAAAGAAATAGAATTAAAACAAAATGGTCTATGTGCGATTTGTGACCAACCATTACCTGTAAATCCCAAGTTCCATCAGGTTGACCACAATCATCGAACAAATCATCTTCGAGGAATTTTATGTTTCTCTTGTAATCGTTTAATCGGTGCTTGTGGAGAAAACTATCTTATACTTGCGAAGGCTATTGATTATTTGATGGATGACTCAGAAATGATACCTAACTGGGAGGAATGTAAGAAGATAACAGACGAGTTCTTAGCCAAGAGAAAGACCGTGGTTTCAACAACTCCGGTGTATGAGAGGAAATGAGCACCTTAGACGACCAAGTGAAGAAAGCCTTTGCCGGGCTTATCACAGCCAATGATTCTGTCCTAAGTAGAGACCAGATTAAAGCCATCTACTTAATCTGTGAAAACGTAGACTTTGCTAGGGCAGTAGGTAAAGAACTCATAAGACTAGGGATAGTCAAGATTCCGAAGGAACCCACTTCTTCCGAAAGTCAAAAAACCTAATCAGATTCTTCCTGTATAGATTTCGGGCCTGTCGCTTAGTGTAACCCTGTGAAACTAGGGTGTTCACAATCTCGTCTCTTGACCTCAGTTCCATGAGGCAAGTATAGATATACTGCGAGATAGATGGGTAGCCAAGAAAGGGACGGTAGGGCATTTACGGGTGGCCTACGATGATGTTGATTGTAAAGGTTTCAGTTGACTCTTCTAAGTTGACAGGTGGTAAGGGTGGTAGAGTGTCGGTCATTACGAGTTCAGCATCAAAGGTTCCTAACTCGTCAAAGTTACCAGTTGCGACTTGGTAGGTGCAGATTCCAAGAAGTGCTTGAGGAGCAGTGCTAGAGCAGGCTCCTGAGAAGAGCATAGTAGGGCTTTCCTCTTGTGTGAAGGTATAAAGGGTAACAAACAGACCAGTAAGGTCTCTCACAGTCCCATCAGCGTTCTTTACGTTGAACGTGAGAATGTAGCCGAAATTGTGTATCTTGACGACCAGACCTGTTGGCATCCTACCTTTCTTTTAGTGAACCGACTATTTAAAGATGCCTCACTCTTGGCTCTCTTGCACGAAGGTAAGGTCTATGGGTAGAGTCTTCGTAACCATTACCTTCTTAGGCATGACGCTGACCGTTATCTGTAAGACCTCACCAGTGGGTGCAGGCATGAGATAGATAAGGAAGGTGGGCTATTTAAGGACTGCCTTCTTCCTCTTCAGGCCACTTGGTTCGGAGCACGATGCCCTTCTTGAAAGCCTTTACTATGAGGTCTTTCACCGTTATCTCCTTAACTCTTGCGTTGATGCGAGAAACCTTGGTAGCATGGCCTAGTGCACTTATACCTAACGAACCTTGCACTATATCATTAGTAATCACAGACGCTAAGAGATTGGCTCCTATTGCACCCTTCGTCTTCTGATGAGTTATTACCACTCCTAATAGGGAGGCCCCTATCTCTCCTACGACCAAATCATTGGTTCTAACCACGCCAAGTAGTTGACCACCTATACTACCCTTTACCACTTGGCTGATGATGTTCTGTGCCGTTATCTGAGTGCCTATCTCTCCAACCACCGCTTGACTGATGATGACCGTTTCTGCGGCACTCGCACCAATTTCACCAGCGACCTTATCACTGGTTATGGGTATTCCGTGCTCACTTACTCCAATCTTGCCAGAGACTACATCATGAGTGATAGGTATCCCATGTTCGCTTACACCAATCTCACCCTTCACTTTTTGGGCGGTGATGACTGCTCCTATCTCTGAGACTCCAACGCTACCCTTGACTATATCTCTAGTGACCACTGCTCCAAATAGGCTTTCACCAATTTCACCAGTCACAGTTTGGTGTGTAATGGTAGATACAGCACTCTCACTTACACCAATCTCACCAGATACTACATCATGGGTAACGACTGTGCCAACCTCCTTCGACCCAATTTCTCCCTTTGTTTCTTGGTGAGTAATCTTTGAGACGGCCAATAGAGAGTCACCGATTGCACCTGAAACGAGGTCATTCGTAATCACCACACCAAGTGCATTGGCTCCTATACTACCGCTAACCAAGTCACTGGTTATAACACCAAGACTCAGACTGTCACCTATACTTCCCTGTGTCTCTTGATGCGTAATCTCCGATACAGCCATCAATTCAGCACCGATAGTCCCAAACGTTTGAAGACTTGTAATCGCTACCCCAGTCTCCGAGACACCGATACTTCCTGAGACCACATCATTAGTGATTATCTCTCCTTGAGCACTGCTACCAGCACCGACCTCAACATACACATAGTCATTGGTCACAGTCTTCGCCTTCAGCATATCTCCAATCTCACCAACCACTTCTTGGTGGGTAATCTCAGTATCTAGTGTGAAAGCATCACCAACTTCTCCAACAACCTCTTGGTGAGTGATTTTTAAGGTCTCGCTCAGATTGGCTCCTATTAAACCATAAACCATCAGACCAGTTATTGCGACTCCTGATAGTGAATTACCAATCTCTCCCATCACTTCTTGGTGAGTGATGGTCATTACACCAGTAATCTCATCTCCAATTTCGCCTACCACTGCTTGGTGAGTGATTTTTGATGTTCCACTGATACTTCCGCCAATTGAACCAGAGACCACATCATGAGTGATTGCAACACCAGAAGCAGTATCACCAACGGCTCCTACTGTTTCTTGGTGAGTGATGGTCATCACACTAGAAGCAGAGTCACCGATTCTTCCTGAGACAACATCATCAGTAACCACTTGACCTCTAACCGAGTCTCCAACAGAGCCAATGACCGCTTGGTGGGGGATTGTAGTTACTCCGCTTATACTGTCTCCTACCGCACCATTGGCCGTCTGATGAGTTATCTTACTTATCCCATTAACAGAGTCGCCTATGGCTCCGGCTACTAAATCGTTAGTCACGGTCTTTACCGTGAGGCTGCTTCCAATCTCACCTACCGAAGTTTGATGAGGTATGGTTACAACACTAGATATAGCATCTCCTATAGAACCAGATACCTTATCATTAGTCTTGACTACACCTGTAACACTATCACCCACTGCTCCAATGACCACTTGATGGGTTATCTTAGCCACACTCGAAGTAGCGTCACCAATTGAGCCAGAGACCTTATCATTGGTCTTAATGCTTCCAGAACCAGCAGAACCTAGTGAGGCCGAGATAATATCACCAGTCTTTACACTACCAGAAGTGCTTCCACCAACTCCCGCACTTACTGTCTGATGTGTGATAGTCGCAACACTAGATGCGGCATCGCCTATAGCACCTCTCACTGCTTGGTGAGTTATCTTGGTCACACTAGATGCACTGTCTCCAATCGAACCAGATACTTTCTCATTGGTCTTAACTGAACCAGAAGCAGAATCTCCGATACTTCCACTAACTTTATCGTTGGTTATCACTTCTCCTAGAGCACTGCTACCAGCACCCACATTCACATATACCTTATCATTGGTCACAGTCTTTGCCGTTAGATTGCTTCCAATCGCACCCGTTGTCGTCTGGTGTGTTATCTTCACTACTCCAGAAGCACTACCTCCTATAGACCCGCTTACCTTATCGTTGGTCTTTACTGCTCCACTAGCACTATCCCCAATAGACCCAGATACTTTATCGTTGGTTTTGACCGAGCCTGAAGCACTACTTCCAATAGTCCCGCTTGCCTTGTCATTAGTCTTGACGGAACCAGAGAGGGCATTACCAATGGCTCCCTTTACTACTTGATGACTTACTTTTGCAACGCCAACTAACCCATCTCCAATTGCTCCATTTACTGCTTGATGGCTTACCTTCGTAACGCCAGCCAACCCACTCCCGATTGACCCACTCACTATCTGATGGATTACGACTGTTGCTGAGATTCCGCTAACAACTGTTCCACTTACTGGCTGTGGAGGGATTTGCTCGTAGATGGCTTCATCACTCGGAAAGGGAGTAGTTAGGAAGTTCCCTAGACTGGCCATACTACATTAGATAAGATAGTGCCGATATTTAAAGCCGTCCTATGATGAGAGCACTTGCATCGAAGTCGTGACGGGGTAACTCTTCCCCGTTCCACCCGTCTGCTTAAGCGTGACCCTATAAAGGTTGCCCTTGTAGAAGGTCTTGCCGTGGAACCTGATGAGGGGAGAGACTTGTGTTCCAGAGATAGTGGCCTGTTGGTAGATGTGGGAGTTGGAGTCATCAACAGCCGTGTATTCTCTAACAACCACCGTGTCTCCAGAGACCATGTTACGAAGGTCGAGAAAACTCTCCACTATGAAGTCTCCAGATTGGTTGCCTTCAGAATAGAGTTGTGCTATTTCAGTGGTTGAAAGACCACGGTTGTAGAGACGGACTTCATCAATAGTGCCATCAAACATGAGACCACCATAAGTGCCTAATCTCCCAATTCCAAGACTTGTTGTGTCCTGATATATTGTTCCAGACCACGATAACGGGGTTCCTGCAACACCATCGAGATACAACGTTTCGGTAGACCCATTAAAAGTTCCAACTATGAAGTGCCAATTGGTATCAGAAATAGTAGCAGGGCCATATACTGATTTATCATGACTTCCATCTCCAAGGAGCATAAGAACATCATCACCAACAGTAAACTCTATCCAATAAGGCGAAGTTCCCGGCCCACTACCATTTGCCTTTCCAATGAAGATTTCTCTTGTTCCGCTTCGAGCACGTTTAATCCAAAGAGATAGTGTTATTTGTGAAACACTGAGACTTGGAGAATATGGCACAGTCACATAATTTGAGCCACTGAAGTTTAGTGCGTTACCAAATTTTCCTATTGTCCATACTGGTGAACCTCCAAGTGTCCCTGTATTAGCATATAGACTTGAATCGTAAGCATATGTTCCTGTTCCCTCATCAAAGTGCCAGATTCCTACAGCCCCACTTAAGGGCACAATATCTACAATGTCAGTTTCATTGTTGATGATGACAGAAGGAGCACCCTCGTTGTAGAGTTGTGCTGCCTCGGTAACAGATAGACCACGATTGTAGAAACGAACCTCGTCTAAAGTGCCAGTTATCCCATTTCCGTAACCAGTAGCATACGTTCCAAGATAGTAAGCCCGATTGGTTGATGGATAGACTGGTGTTGTCATACCAGCCGAAGAATAAGGTGCTCCATTACGATAGAAAGCGATTGTATTGGCAGAGTAATCTGCTACAATAGTCACATGAACCCAAGTATCATAGTATTCACCACTTGACCCAAAGAAATTGGAAGAACCAGCCCAAACAGGATTGACTCCGTTGGCATATTGGTAAATCAAATCATTTCCACTAAGATGAATCAGAACATATCCAACTGTGCCCGATTGACTCGCATCACCAATGATTACTTGACCCCCCGGAGCATCTGTGTTAATCCAAAAACTGAAAGATATTGCCGAGTTAGTGAACGCAAGTGAGAGAGTTTGAACTCCTTGGTCGCTTGCCGTGACAAAGTGCAACGCCCTTCCATACACACCTTGAACCCATGTTGGTGTATTGAAAAGAGTTCCTGTTCTGCCCTGTCCACTAGCATCATAAGTGGTAGCCCCCGTTCCTTCATCCAAGTGCCACATCCCGACAAGACCATAGGTAAGAGCCGTTCCATTAGTGAGATTCTGGTCGGTCTTAGAGGCAACCGAGATTGTCAATAGTTAATCACCTGCATTAGAGAGGTCACTGGATAACTCTTACCTGTTCCGGCAGTTTGCTTGAGAGTGACCTTGTAGAGATTCTTCTTGTAGTATATCTTACCGTGGAACCTCACAAGAGAAGCCACCTGTGCTCCAGAGTAGGTAGTTTGCTGATAGATATGAGAGTTAGAATTGTCAATCGCCATATACTCCGTAATAACTGTCGTGTCTCCGGCAAGCATATTGCGAAGGTCGAGAAGCCCTTCCATCATGAAGTCGCCTCTCTCAAGACCCTCATTGTAGAGTTGGGCTATTTCACCAGTGGCAGACTGTCCTACAGATACTCCACCATCACTTAGAGCACGATTGTAAATCCTTGCTTCATCAATCCATCCATCCCATCCCGGAGCACCACCCCAACAAATCCCTATATGCCAGTCATTACCTATGGTATCCGCATAACTCGTAACTGTTACCGACCCCTGACTTAGAAGTAAGATACCATCACAATAGATTCTAACTGTTCCTGCCTGATTAATTGCGGGTGCATCGTAAGAAGCCTCAATGTAATGCCATGCAGAATCATTCAAATTCTTGGAAACACTGTAATCGAAGCCATCTGCATAAGCACCTGCCTCAAAGTAAATAAGATGGTTCACACCATCATAGTAAAATCCGTTATTACCAGTAGCACCTGTGCGTTGTATAATTGGCATATAACTGCCCGGAGTTCTAACCTTAACCCAGACGGCTATAGTTATTGGATTGGTTACATATCTAAGAGTGCCAGACGGGTCTGAGGTTTGAATGTAAGCAGGATTGTTTGGGCCAGTATAGGTGAACAGAGCACAATAGCCAAGTTTACCTACATCCCATCCTACGGTTCCTCCCGTATTATTGTAAAGTGTTCCTGTGGCTCCAGATATACTTGCGTCATGAGCAGTCGTGCTCGTCCCTTCATCAAAGTGCCAACATCCAACCAAACCAGAAAGAGGCACAATGTCTATGATGTCATTCTCGTTGTTAATAACAACACTCTGATTATAGAGTTCCGCTACTTCAGTAGATGAAAGAGCACGAGTGTAGATACGAACATCATCCATAGTTCCTTGATACCACTTATTACCATTGTCGTTTCCAATCATTAAACAATTCATTGATGCAGTAGAATAGACCGTTGTGCCATCTGATGAACCATTTATGTAAAGGGTTATGTTGGAAGAATCAGAGACCATAGTAACAAAAGACCATTGACCATTAGTAAACGTATGACTCGACTCAAGAACATCACCACCGCTACTTCTATAGTAAGCAAGATGATTTGTTGGTGAAACGAAGAATCCATTGCTACTATCTTGGGTTACTATACCAGACCAAGCACTCCTTAGAATTGGGTTTATCCATGCTGAAATTGTGAAACTTGTGCCCGAAGCGACTCCCGCTAAATCAACTGAGCAACCATTACCAGCACCACTTGTGAAGTTTAGTGCGTTTCCAAACTTTCCCGTTGTCCAAGTTGGCAAAGAATGAGTAGAACCAAGAGTTCCTATATTACCCTGACCACTGGTATCGTAAGCATAAATTCCTGTTCCTTCATCAAAATGCCAAAGCCCTACGATATTAGAGAGAATATCACCACCAATAGTGAGGTTCTGGTCGGTTTTTGAGCCTACTACGACTGTCACGAGGACATCACTTGCATTATTGAAGTGACAGGATAACTCTTTCCTGTGCCCACAGTTTGGTCGAGTGTGACACGATAGAGTTGGCTCTTGTTGGTGAGTTTACTATGGAAACGATAGACAGGGGCCGTCAGAGCACCAGTGAGAATGTCCTGTTTGTATATTTCCGAGTTCACGCCATCCGCAGAGACGTATTCTGTAATGGTTGAACTATCTCCACTCACCATGTTGGTGAGGTCTACATAACTCTCTACAACGTAATCTCCAGTTTGAGCACCTTCGCTGGCGAGTTGGGCCACTTCTGCGGCTGAGAGCGCACGATTGTAGAAACGAACTTCGTCTATGGTGCCACCGAATGGGTCAGAACTAGGGTCGGTTCCTATCATGCCCGTTCCGGTGAGAGTTGTATTCAGTGCGATTCCACCACTAAGAGAGCCTGTGTAACCAGTTGACCCAATGTAAATCGTGACTGTTGTGGCACTCGCCACGTAAGTGAATCCAACCAAAGTCCAAGTGTTCAAAGGCACAGTTGCGGCTGTTCTCCAATCGTTGCCATCTGCATAAAATTGGAGAGCACCCGAGCCATAGAGCAACAGATAGACACTGTGGTTGGTGCCATACGTTCCGTATCCAAAGACTGCCGGATTTCCTGCGGGTGGGTAGGCCGTCAAGTAAACCCACGCAAACATACTTCTTGCGGCAGAACCAGTAGGCAAATTTGAATCGGAAAATGAGACGTATTGATTGCTTGCGGCCACAAATTGTAACGCCTTTCCGAATCTACCAGTCACCCACGTTGGAGTGTGAACCAACGTTCCGGTGCGGGCATACTTACTAGCATCATAAGTGGATGTTCCCGTTCCCTCGTCTAAGTGCCAGATTCCAATGGCTCCGTTGAGAGGAACGATGTC